GCTGCCGTGAGGGCTGCCGCGAGGGCTGCCGCGAGGGCTGCCGCATGGGCTGCCGTGAGGGCTGCCGCGAGGGCTGCCGCATGGGCTGCCGCGGGGGATGCCGCGGGGGCTGCCGCGAGGGATGCCGCGGGGGCTGCCGCGGGGGATGCCGCGGGGGCTGCCGCGAGGGATGCCGCGGGGGATGCCGCGGGGGCTGCCGCGAGGGCTGCCGCGAGGGCTGCCGCATGGGCTGCCGCGGGGGATGCCGCGGGGGATGCCGCGGGGGATGCCGCGGGGGATGCCGCGGGGGATGCCGCGGGGGATGCCGCGGGGGCTGCCGCGAGGGCTGCCGCATGGGCTGCCGCGGGGGATGCCGCGGGGGCTGAGCAAGCCACGATAGTACGCGAGTACTTCCCCGTCCCTCCAAAGCGGAGGAAGTCATGAACAATTCGCGCCTTGGCACGCGCGTCGTGGCACAGTCGACGCCGCTTGCGATGGTGGTCAAGGAGATCACCGACCTCGCGTGGCTCGCCGTGGAGCGCGCCGCGCTGGCCGAGGACTGGCAGCAGCTGGCCGCACGCTACCCTGGGAAGGTGACAGTGGTGAATGGGCGGTTGGAGGTGGTCCGCCGCCATGAGGTCCAGCAATTGCGCTGGTCACGGATCCGACGAAGGCGAAGGGGGGTGGAGTCTGACTAACAACGGCCACCAGTGGCCCCTACTCTGGTTCACGTCTCGCACACCCACGGTCGAGGGACAGACGCGCTGCCGGATGGCGCGGTTCTTGGGCTACCACGCAGGCCTCCACGGCACAGGCTGGCGCCGTCGCGCGTTGTCCGTCCCACTCGCCACCGGCGGCGCCGTCCACGTCGGCGTCGAGTTGTTGTGTGGCTGGATCCACGAGTATCAAGCCGCCCACCAAGGGATGCCACCCGACCGCATGACCAAGCACTTGGATGTGATCGCGTGGGCGGCGAGTGAAGCCGCGATCCGCTATGAGGCCGGCGCGAGAGCCCGTGGGTTCCTCGAGCGTGGGCTGGAAGGCGTCGGAGAAGGAGAGGACGATGCTGGACATGACATGCGTCAATCTGACCACCAAGCTGGTGGTAATCCAATTCCTGATCAGCTATCTGCTCACCGTGGCAGCGCTGACATACACGTACTACCGGCGGCGGTAGAACACCTGATCCTTGAACAACGGACGCTGATCGAGGCCCAGGTGTGGGTGTTCGCCGCGTTGATCCTCCCGCAGATCTTGGGTGAGTCGCGGATCCTCGACGTAGAGCATGAGGAATCGTTGGTGCTGGATTGTACGTGCGGCCTCGGAGATGGGGTGGCGGACTGGGTGGTACATGATCAACGCGGGTGTTCGGGGATCGTGCAGATGGGCCGGGCGGACATCCTGTGCGAAGGCTGGGCGGATCAGGTGCGGGGGCAGATCACCTACTTGGAGGTGAAGACCAAGGCCACGCCGAATCTCCCGTGGGAGAAAGCCTGGGAACACTCCGGCCAGCTGCGCATCAACATGGAGACGGCGTCAAGGCGGCTGGGGAAGCCTATTGAGGCCGCCTATATTCCTGTGCTGTTCAAGGGCTGGCGAGGACGCGACAAGGGCGATCCACCAGAGGCGCCGAAGTATCAGCACAGCCCATTAGTCTATGGGTATTACGACCCCGGCAGCCCGGGGTTCCGCGCCGCGGAGTGGAAGTCGAGTTACAAATGGGTGGACGACTACGGGAAGGGGCATACCTTACCGAGGACATACGATCGCCAGCCTATCTGGGAGGAAACCCGTGTGATGCCCTACGCGACCGCGCGCGCGGAGGCCGGCCGCGTCGAACGCTGGGTGCTGGACTATCTCCAACCGGCGCAGTGGCCGGCGCTCGCCAAGTTGCTGGGGCCGTTTCCCCACCAGCGGGCGTGGATCCCAGAAACCCTACAGTCGGTGCTGGCCGAAGAGAGGGACTGGCGTGACCTGGTGGGGTATATCCGCGACGAGGTCCAACAAGGGCATGGCACCGAGGCACAGATCGCCAGTAGTGTGATTACTCGGTCGTGGAATTGTTTGAGCTTTAGCGGGGAACCCTGTGCGTTTCAACCACTGTGCTTCAAACAACCTGGGTGGGAAGATCCCGGCACCATGAATTTGTTCGATATACGAACACCGCACCACTCCACTGAGCGACTTGCGTATGAAGCAGTAGGGTTGGTGTTCCCTGCCAATGAGGCAGAAGAGGACGACACCGAGTGATCAACCAAGCACGTCTCCGTCACGGCGAGTCACGACGACGTGGGCAACGCCCAGCGACTCCGGAGGACGTGCACTGAAGTATCGGACACCTTAACGAAGGCCGAGGAGAAGAACACTAATGGCCATTATTCGACGACGCACGCAGACGTTGCCTTCGCAGACAGCTCTGACGCCCACTACTGACGCGGTCGTGTCGGGGTTGCCGCCGCAGCCTCCGAACCTCGGCGTGGTCGCCGCGCAACCGCGGGCGATCACCGCCATCGTCAACCAAGCGAACGCGTGCTTGGGATTAGTAGGGTTGACCGGCGCCGGCAAGACTTCGCTCGCGGTCACCGCCGTGGTCGAAGCCTGGGAAGTCTATGGCAAGGTCACCCATTGGTACGCCAGCGACCTCGGTGGCTGGGGTAACCAGTTGTTGTCGCTGATCCGGCTGGGGATCTGCCACGTGTGGTACATCCGCAACCACCATAACCCGTTCACGACCATGGAATTGGCGAGTCAAGGGTGCTGGCCGGAAACCATGCAGGACCGGGAGACGGGGTTGGCGGCGCCGGATGTGCGGTTGATCCCGCCCCGGCAGACCCGGTGGACGGTGATCTGCCCCAATGACCACGCGGTGGCGAGCTATGGGGACGTGGCGCAGGCCACGGCGATGCAGCTGGCCTGTCCAACTTGTGGCGTGATCACCACGGCCGGGAACGCGCTGCGCATGGACCGCACGATTGTGCGATCAGCTGGGTTTAGGAACGTCGGCCACTACGTGTTCGACTCGATGACCCAGATGAGCGAGTACGGGCTGACCGAGCTCCGCAACAAGAGCGCACGTGGCGAACTCCCGGCGGGGCACTCGGGCGGATCCGCGTTGGGGTCAGCGGACGCCCTCCGCGAGGTGGGTGGCAGCGTGTTTGGCACCGGGTCATTGGCTCAATATGGCTTCATGCAGGATAGAGTGCCGGTGTGGATCGGCAACATGCGCGCGATCCCCGATCAAGTCCTCCCGCCAATTGTCACCTTCGGCATAGAGTACAGCAAGGGCAGCGACGAATCCGGCGGGATGCCCATGTATGGGCCGAAGATCGCTGGGAATAAGCGCACGCCACAGGTGCCCGGGTGGCTGGGGAATTGTTTGTACGCTGCGAAGGAGCCGCATAACCCCCCAGACACGGATGACCAGGGGAATGTGAAGAGCTACCACCGGTTGTGGTTGGTGAACCATCCGCTGGCGGGGGATGCGGAGAACACCCCGATTGTCGCCAAGCATCGCGGGGAGCCGCTGGGGATGCCCGATTACCTGGAAGACTCTGGGAAGCCCGAAGAGGCGTGGCAGCGGTGTTCGCTGCGGGAGTTCTACCGGTTGTTGCGGGTGCAGGCGGAGGTGATTGAGGCAAGGGACCGGGCGAAGTATGCAAATGCGCCTGCCCTCGCGGGCGACCCTGAGGATGAGGAGGAGGTGCTGGAGGTCACTCGCGCGGATGTTGGAGGTGCCACACAGGGAGGCGCGGTCGGGGGTGGGGCCTCGAGCAGCCGGGTGATTCGGCGGCGGCGGAGTCCTGGGGCGGGTCCGGCGTTGCCTTCGCAGGTGGCCCCGGTATTCGAGAACAATGTCATCCAGGACAACGCAGGAAATGGGTCGATCTCGCGACTCACACCAGAGGCCTTGACCGGGAGTGGGCTGGTGCAGAACGCCGCGGGCGAGTGGGTGCAGCCTCCAACCTCCTCGTCAGTGGTCGAACAACAACTGAAGGCCAGCTTGGCCGAGCGGCAGCAGACCTTGGCGAGCCCCGAGGAAACGGCCGCGGCGTTGACGGCGTTTGACACCAAGGACGCATCGACGGGTGGCAACGGGCACGCCCAAGAGGCCACGGTGGACGCGAGCGCGCCGCCGATGGCGAGGCCGGTGAGTCGGATTCGGCGGGTGCCGCGGCCACCGGCGGAGTAAAGGAGACGCACCCATTGACTGAACGCGAGCGTGCCGCCTTGGAGCGGCTAACGGCCTACATGAAAAAGCGCTTCCCGAACCTGACCGTGGAGGAGACGTTGAAGATCGCGCTGGACGTGATGGAGATTGTGGCAGGCTACCATGACCAAGGCAACCATGGCTGAAGTCATCTACGGCACCCTGCGCACGTATGAGGTCGGCAAGCTGTATCAAGGGTTGCGTAAGGAGAATGGCCAGTTGTTCCACGAACAACCATTTTACGTCCTGCGGGAGGCCACCTATCAGGAATGGCTGGCGTTCGCCGCAGAGGAAGGGATGGTGCCCAGTCCACAGATGTTGAAGGCCGCGCAGAGTAAGGCGGCGAAGTTCTATGCGATTTCGACTGACTAATGGCCCATGACGAGCAACCAGTAACCCAACAACACCAGGAGCACACAAACCATGGCGACCCCAGCCCAAGCGGCAATCGTAGCTGACGTTAACCGCCCCGCCACCACGGACATCGCCGGAGAAGTCTGGCCGGAAGGCGACCTCCCCGCCCAGGGCGGCGGCTTCGGCCCCACGCTGATGCCGGGCATCGACACGTTTCTGATCCCCGAGAACCTCGCCCAGCTCTGGGACGAGATCGATATGAAGGAGAGCAATCCACGCAGTCCCAGGTATGGGCAGACCTGCAAGTACAACCGCTTGAAGTTCGATAAGAACTCGCCGCTGATCGTCGTCGAGGGACCAAACAAAGGCGAGACGTTCACACTGACGATCCATGGCCACCAACGACCACGTGGCGGGAAAGCAGATGATCCCGCCACGCCGTGGGTGAGCGATCTGGCCTATATGCTCGACATTGGCCTCGGCGACCACTCGCGTCCGTCAAGTGCCCAAGCCCTCAAGGCGACGATCAACAAGTACGCGGGGAAGACCATTAGGCTGGAGCACGGGTTGTCGGCGCATTGCCGGGCCGACAAGCAGCGGTATATCCTGAACGCCGAGGACAAGTCCATCCTCGACCCGACCGGGCAGAAGGGCTGCGGCGACGACACCAAGCAGCGCGAGGACAAAAAGGGTAAACAAGGGCGGTATTACACCCGCGACTTCAAGGATCCCACGACCGGGGAGTATGTCGAGGAGATCGAGTGTGAGTGTGGCGCGATTTTGCGCGGGTTCCCGAACCTCGAGCGGTTTGTGCCGCCGCTGGGGAAGTAGCGCTCGCGCGCGGCCCTAGAATCACCGGTGGTTGTGGAATCACGCCACACGTAAGTGCGTTGGGAACGCTACTGACCATAACCGGTTCGCGGATGGGCTGACACTCGGTAGATGTTGCAACGAGTCACTGTTCATACATTGTTCAGGCATTGATGGAGGACACGCCCCATGTCACATAAGTCGCACAAAGGCCCGCCTCAGAAGATGTCCGCGCCGGAGTACGCCCGCCTGGTCAACCAAGGCAACCTCGCCGCCCGCGACCGGTTCGGCGTGCCGATCGCCCGCGGCCAGCTCGTCGAGTATCGCCCAGAGATCCTCGGCATGGGCGCGCTGATCTGGCAAGTGATGGACGTCACGCCGATCATGGATCCGAGGCTGCCAGGGATGATCCGCGTCACCCTTGAAGGGAAGGCGCATTTGTCGCTCCAGGTCAACGTGGCGTGCCATGCGCTGCGCTATCATGGGGAGGCGCAGATCCCAGAGCAGGAGGTGGCGCCGCCCAAGCCAGAGGTAGTTGCCGCTGGGAATGGCGTCGCTGGCGACGTCGACGCGGCGGTCGAGGCGGTGGTCGCGCGCCTCGGCATCGAGGACACCAAGGTGGCGCCGGTGGTCGAGCGTGAGCCGACGCGAATCCATCTCACCGATGCGGACCCCCGCGGGCCAGCCCTGCCACAGCCTGACATCGAAGCCGCAGACTATGACGAGGATGGAGCCCCCGATGACGACGACGAACAGGCCCACTAACCCCGAAGCCCTCACCGGCGAGCACACCGGCATTGTCGATCGGCTGATCGCCAGCAAGGGCTTTGGGTTCATCCACGCCGACAATGGCAAGGATTACTTTTTCCACATGAGTGCGGTGGAGGGAGAGGGGGGTTTCAGCGAGCTGGACCTCGGCGACGTGGTCAGCTTTGATGGGACGGTGACCATCAAGGGCTGCCGCGCGACAGGAGTGCAGTTGGTACGCAATCGCCACAATCAGAAGTAGGAGATCGCCCATGTATGAACCCTTAGAAGAGGAAGACGCCGCACCAGCGCCTGCGAGCGTGGAAGCCCCGTCTCCACCGGACGTGACGCCGCTCGTGCCCACCATTGAGCAAGCCAAGGCCATGGGCGTTATCGCCGCACAGCCGTTTGTCAACGTCTCCGGCACCGCCGGGTGCGGCAAGACCTACCTCGCCAAGTTCCTGGCCGAGGGCGACCCCAGCGTGTTGTTGTGCTCCACCACGGGGATCGCGGCGGTCAACCTCGGCGAAGGGCAGACGATCAACTCGGCGCTGGGGTACTATGACACCGCGAGCTTGAAAGACGCCTACGTCAACGGGTTCCTGCAGGCCAAGCTGCGGAAGCTGCGCAAGGCGGGTATTCGAACCATCTTGCTGGATGAAAAATCCATGCTGGACGCGTTCCAGTTGACGTATCTGGTGCGCGGCATCGACGACGTCAACCAGGGGAAGGCGCTCGAGGCCGTGGGCGAGGGCGATGCCACCGCAGCCGAGGTCGAGGCGAACAACCCCCAGATGGGGCTGGTGCTGGTGGGCGACTTCGGCCAGTTGCCGCCGGTGAAGGCGCCCTTCGCGTTCGAGTCCGCGGAGTGGCCGCGGTTCGCCGACCACACGATCACGCTGACGCAGATCCTGCGTCAAGTTGACGCCCCGTTTATCACGGCGCTGCGCCATGTCCGTGCCGGGCGGGCTGGGTGGGCGCTGGAGTACTTCACCGAGGCGAAGTTCAGCCTCACCACCGACGATCACTTCGACGGCACCACGGTGTTTGCGCGGAATGACGCGGTCGATCGCTACAACCAGCTGCGGCTGGACGAGTGTGCCGGCGCCCCGATGTCGTTCACGGCCTCGCGCTGGGGGAAGCAGTCAGGCGAGTGGAAGGGCATTCCTGATCAACTCGACATCAAGGTGGGCGCACTGGTCATGGTGCTGGCCAACCGGCGCTACCCCAGGATTGATGAGGATGACCTTCCTGGGCTGCAGTATTGCAATGGCGATCTGGCGGAGGTGCTGGACCAAGCGACGATTCGCGTGGAAGATCGATTAGGGCGATCTCGCTTGGTGACGCGCTGCTACGTGCGGCTGCACCGCACCAAGAGTGAACAATGGATCTGGCCGGTGACGCGGGACTTTTTGATCCCCATGGATCCTGGGAGGCGCACGGAGCTTCGCGAGGCGGGCACCCCCGAGAAGATCAAGGAACGCTGGGAGATCGCTGGGCAGATTACGTATATGCCGTTGCGGCTGGCGTGGGGGACCACGGTGCATAAGTCGCAGGGGCTGAGCCTGGACCAGGTCCAGATCAACATCCGCGATGGGTTCTTCGGGCAGCCTGGGATGTTGTTCGTCGCGTTGTCCCGGGCGCGAACGCCGGAAGGGTTGCGGATTGTTGGGAACGCGCGGACGTTCGTGGCGCGGTGTGCGACGAACCCGGCGGTGGTGCCATGGTTGTGAGGCTCATGCGCTACTGGAACGGACAGATCTACACGATAGGGATGGCAGGTTTTAATCCAGACTACGAGTGGGCCTCAACCGTGCTTGCGCGCTACCTCAGCGACGCGATCTTCGACATCGGAACGCGGGGCTGCTGGGTGGATCTCCAAGAGGCGCCAGCCCTGCTCCCGCGTAATGAGGACCATATCGTCCGAGGGGAAAACTGAATGCCTCTCATCGACCCCGCCGACCTCGACCAGGTCAAGCCGCTGGTCGTGGGTGACCGCGTCCAGCGCCGCGATGTGTTGATCGCCCGCATCACGCTGATCCGCCAAGGCACGGTGGTGGAGGTGTACCAGTCTCGCCCCAACGCTGTGGGCCACACCCTGCCCCTCTATGCGGTCGAGTGGGAGGGGCAAGGGTTTATCGAGCGAGGGTACTTCCGCGAGGGGTTGGTCAAAATCACCCCCGATGTCGCGTGAATGGAAAGCGGTTGTACGTACATGGGTGGATCGGACAAGGGGCATAACCAAACAGAAAGGACAAGGGGACCATGGGACAAGCATTTGACCACGAGGGCGGCGTGTTGGGTGAGGCGTCTGGGGAGACGAAGCGCGACGTGTTTGACAAACTCATGAAGGAACATCTGGATGCGCACGAGATTCGCATCAAGTCCATGGAGGAAAAAGCTGCGGCGGTCAAAGACCCCCGAGCGGCGACTACGGCACCGCTCGACGTGCTCGATCCGCTCCTGCAATTCTTCCAGTATGAGCACCTACCACCACAGGTGTGGATGATCAGTCGTCCATTCGGGGAGTTGGCCACGAATCTCGTCAAGATGTTGCCACGCAATCCTGAGAGGACGGTCGCACTGCGGAAGCTGCTCGAGGCGAAGGACTGCGCGGTGCGGGCGGTGTTGTTCAAATAGGGCGAGTGCCATGACCAGGCTGTGGAGCGACGTTCGGCTGGCCGTGCGCGATTGGTGGTGGACGTGGCGGTATGGGTTAAACCTGAACAGGGATCGCAGGTGGAGGCGCTGGTGATTCATGAGGCGGGAGAGCTGACGCGGGACGGGGTGCAGCGGTGCGTGCGGTGCGGGTATGTGCTGACCGATTATCGGCACACCCTGGTGGTGGCAGGCTCGCCGGCACTCGGGGGGTGGGAGGTGGGGGCCTTCGTCGAAGTCGTCAAAGGCGCGGGGAACCCCAGGTATAGCGGCATCACCGAGGTGCCGCCGGACTGTGAGGTAGTCCAATGAAGGGTGACACGTCGCTGGTCGTGCTGTTCGTGGCCACGTGTGTGCTCGCCGCACTGTGGTTTGCGGTGATTCTCTGGGGAGGAGGGTTCTGATGGCCAAAGGTTTGTCCGGGCGCTACCACCGCCTGCGGCAGGCGCTCGCGCGCGGCCCGTGGCGGCCGAAATACCCCAGACGGACGTCTGGGTCGGTGGTGGTCCAGTCGCCGATCGTGGCGCTGCCCAAGTCAGGGTCCGTCGTCGTCCACACCGGCGCGGAGGTCGTGGCCGTGGTGACCACGCTGGTTGAACAATGGCTGCGGCGGAGGCCATGATGGCGAGCCCGATGACCTTGGTGGTCAACGCGGCGGTGCAACAAGCCACGACCCGGGCCGCGCGCATCGACGCGCTGGCGCCCGACCGGCGCGAGGCCGCGCTGGCCGCCGAACGCTATCTCCAACACGGGCTGCACCCGCGCCATGAGTCGCGCGAGGCGTGGTTGGCGACCCGGCGGGCGTGGCGAGAGGCGCCACCGCGGTTGTGGGTGTGGCGGCGGTTGCTCGCCAAGGCTAGGGGCTGACCATGCGCGTGCTGGTCGCCTGTGAGTTCTCCGGAGTGGTGCGGGAGGCGTTCCGTGCAAGGGGGCATGATGCGTGGTCGTGCGATCTGCTGCCCTCGGAGATCCCCAGCGGTCGGCATTTCGAGATGCACGTTGAGCGGCTGCTGGAAGGCGACGACGATTGGGATCTCCTGATCGCACATCCTCCATGTACGTATCTGGCTGTAAGCGGTGCCCGGTGGTTAAAGTCTCGGCGTCACGAGCAGATACATGCACTGGAGTTCGTGCGTACCTTGCTCACTGCGGGAGTTCCCCGCATCGCGTTGGAGAACCCGGTCGGTGTTATCAGCACGATGGTGCGCAAGCCCGACCAGATCATCCAGCCGTGGCAGTTCGGCCACGGCGAAACCAAGGCCACGGTGCCTCTGGCTGAAGGGACTGCCCAAGCTTCAGCCGACGAATGTGGTACCAGGCCGGCAGGGACGTGTGCATCACGAGCCTCCACATCCGGATCGCTGGAAGCGCCGGAGCCGCACGTATCAAGGCATCGCCGACGCGATGGCCGAGCAATGGGGGAGGGGCCTCTGATGGATCCGCGTCGCGGCACGTTGTGGCAGCGCTTCTGGCCCAAGGTCCAGCTCGCGCCGAACGGCTGTTGGATCTGGCAGGGCGCGAGAGGCCGCCGCTCAGCGCAAGGGGCTAGATGGGCGGCTGCGCAAAGGCGGCCGGGGCGCAGGGCACGTCAGCCCGCATCGCCAGGTGCTGATCTGGGCGTGCGGCCCTCCACCCACCCCCGACCACCAAGCGTGTCACCAATGCCCCAACCCCACCGAACACTCGACCTTGTGCGTCAATCCCTACCATTTGTACTGGGGGACACAGGTGGAGAATGAAGCGGATAAGCGAAGCGCTCGCGCGCAGCCCTGACTATGCAACCTAAATTCCAGAAGCCTGACGCCTGCCGCGGCTGCGACCTCGCCCTGCGCGGCACTGGGTTCGTCCCACCGGACGGCCCCGCCTCGGCGCGGCTGGTGTTCATGGCCGAAGCCGCCGGCCCCGAGGAAGTCATCGTCGGCCGCGGGCTGGTCGGCGCGGCCGGCGGCGTTCACACGCGCGTGCTGCACCGAGCGGGGATCAACCGCGAGTTGACGCGCACGACAAACGCCATTTGGTGTCTGCCTCCTGGCATGTGGTTTGATGAAAAAGCCCCGTGGTATTTTCCAGCACTCAGTCATTGTGCCGTCCATCGATCGCGCGCGCTCGCTGACGTCCCCGACAACGGGGTGGTGGTCGCCCTCGGGGGCGTCGCCCTGCGCACCGTGTTGAACCTCCACGGCACCCCCGGCGTCCGCGTCGACGAGTTCCACCACACGGTCAACCGGGATCCCACCGACCGCTTCTGGGTGGTGCCGACCTTTCACCCGAGTCACTTGCAACGCGGCGCGATGTCGCTGCTCGAGGTAGTTTCTGATGCGTATCGATTATCAGATCGAATTGCGACTCACGGGTTCACTCGATCAGCTGTGTCGCTGGTGGTCGACCCATCGCGAGAATTTGTCGAACGTTGGGTGGACAGCCACTTGGCACGCGTTGCCGCCGATCCGGACGGCACCCACCTCAGCCTCGACACCGAGTTCGAGAAGAAAGCCACTGACGAATCGACAACTGACCAAGCGGCTACAGCAGCCAGCGCGCTCACGCGCATCAACCTCGCCAACGACCAGACGACCGGGCTGAGCTATCCCTACGCGGGGGAGTATCGTGCGCTGACGGAGCGGTTGTTGGCGGGGATGGCGCGGCTGGGGGGCATCTGCTGGTTGTGGTTCAAGTATGCCGATTGGGAGCATTTGCGCCGCGCCGGGCACACGCTGGACGGGATCGTGGCCTATGACGGGGCGGTGGCGTGGCATTACTTGCAGAGCGATCTCCCGATGGGGCTGGGGTTTGTCGCGCCGCTGGCGTCAGACATGGGGCCGTGGAAGCACTGGTCGGAGGACAAGGCCCGGTTCGGCCAGTATGCGGCGGCTGACGCGGTGCAGAACTGGCGCACGTGTTTGTGGGTGTTCAAGGCGTTGTTGGCGGCTGGCCAATGGACGGTGTTTGAACAAGACTGGCATGCGCGGGATGAATACGTGCTCCGGCCGAGTCATGCCATGGGTGTCCCGATCAATCGAACAGCGCTCGAGGCCTTCCACCAGGATCTCCAGCATAAATACGCGCACGTGCTGAGTGAGATTAAAACCATTGGTGCGCAGGGTGTGTTGAAGCCCAAGGCCGGGTATGCGAAAAAACCAACGCGTGAACAACCCCCGCAATCTATCCTGGGAGGGCGGAGCAAGAAAACCCCGGACGACGCCAAAGCCACCTACATCGCCGAGAACGTCACGCTCGTTGAGCGCGAAGTTATACAGGCTGTGCGTGTCTGCCGAACCTGTGGCGCACGCGCTGTTGGCAAAAAACACCGCTGTGGGAAGAAATTTGGCGGAGCGCCTGTGGTACTTGCTCTGGAAGATCAGCGAGTATTACGATGGTGGTGGGCGGTTCCCTTTAATCCCAGCAGCTGGCAGCAAGTGTTGTCCTACATCGAAGGGAAAGGCCACCAGCCCGGCGTCTCGCGCAAAACCCGGCAACCCACCACCGACGCCGCGAGCCTCAAAAAGCTAGCCGCGGAGACGGGCGATCCGTTGTACCAATTGTTGTTGGATGGCCGGGCGATTGAAAAGGTGGATTCCAACTATGCCGTGGGGACGTTGTCGCGGCTGGACGAGGATGATCGCATCCATCCTGAGATCACCCCCAGGACGAGCACCCTCCGCGATAGTTCCATCGGGCCGAACCTGCAGAATGTCATCGCGGACAAGAGCGGGCCGGCGGGGTTGGCGAGTGGCTTCCGCACGTGTATCGTGAGCCGCGACGGCATCCCGGCGCTGGGCGGGGCGATCCCCCTCTACGAAGCGTGGTTGGATCGCTGGGGGCTGCGGTGATCACCGCCGACGTCTCCTGTCGATTGCTGGAGATCGACTACGCCGGCATCGAAAACGCGCTGACCGCGTGGTTCCTCTGGCGCCACAACGTCGCCACGGCCGAGGAGGCGCACGAATACCTGCGCTGGTGTCAGCTGGGTTTGCACGCGGCCGTGTGCGCCATCCGAGTCGGCGAACCGGCGTGGCCAAACTGGCCCGATGACCAGATCAAGGCCCACTTGGCCAAGGTGAAGGAGGCGCACCCCATCGAATACGACATCTGCAAGCGCGTGGACCACGGCACGGGCTATGGCCTCACGCCGTTTGGGATGACCGAGATGTTCCCCGACTACTTCAAGACCTTGAAGGAGGCACAGGAGGGCCAACAATTCCTGTTTACCTTGGCGCCGAGCCTGCCGAAGTGGCACCACGCGGTGCGGCAGCGCGCGCGCGACGTCGGCTATCTGGGAGGGATTACACTACCCCCGGCGGCGCCGTCCATCTGGGATCATCCCTACGGGTATCGACACTGGTTCTGGGACGTCCTCAGTTACAAACCGACTGATGAAGTCTCAGCCCGCCGGTGGTTGAACGATCCGCGGCGCGCCGCCCGCGTGGTGCGCTTGCACGGGCGGTGGTTCCGCGTGGACTATGGCGGCGATTCGAAGCGCACCTGTGCGTTGTACCCCCAGTCCACAGGCGCTGGGGTGCTGAAGCTGGCGGAACTGCGGTTGTTCCACCCCGCGTCCAGCGATTTCATCGGCGACGCGTATTTTGGGCGCACGCCGTTGCTGCATCCCATCCACGATTCCTTGCTGCTGCACCTACCCAATCGCGTCTACGACCGGGTGCTGGCGATTGTCGTGCGCGTCATGCAAGACTGGTTGCGCGCGCTGCCCATCCCAGCGGCGTGGAACATGGGGCCCTTCCTGCGCATCGGCGTGGCGGCGAAAGGCGGACGCACCTGGGACAGCCGCGACATGGAGAAGTTGCCGGTGGCGCCGATCCGGTTCGGGGTGGAGCATCCGGAGGATGCGCCGGTGATGGCCGCACAGGAGTCAGATCTGGAAATGTGGAATGCGCTGGCGAGGAGGGTCGCATGACAGGCACTGTGGAGCGGCTGCACGACAACGGCCATACCGGCTCGATCCACGGCGATGACGACCACCGCTACTACCTCTACCGCGGGAACCTCCAGCGCCTCCAGGCGCACACCTGGGAGGACGTGCGCGTCGGGACGCGCGTGTCGTTCGGGATTGCCGAGTCGGGGCACGCGCGGGATCAGCCGCGCGCGATTGAAGTGTTGATCGATGATGCCGCACCGCTGGATGGGGTGTGATGGCGTTGAATAGCCGCCCAGATGGCCAGCTCGCGTGTGCGTACTTGGAGGTGTGGCTAGGGCCTCACTGGCTATGCCAAGCGGCGGTGGAGGCGATCACCGGACACCCCTGTCGCCTCGCCGATCACACGCATCTCATGCCGAAGCTGCTGCCGGCTGCCACGCCACCCCCGTCGCCAGCGTCTCCGCCCAGCGCGCGATCCGCGCCGGCTCCTGGTGGTCCGCGGTGCTCGCCTTTAGCTGGAGGCTGGCAGCCGCCCACTCCCCAGCCTCGAGGTGCGCCAGCATCTGATGGAACCCCAACAACCCCGCCACCCCAAGGTTGTACGCCAGTTGCGCCAGCACCCCCAGGCGCACCTCGTCGATGGCATCCACCCACAGGAGTGCGGCGACGACGGCGGTGAGAAACTGGTTGAACTGATACGTGAGGACCACAGTGGCCAGCGCCTCGCTCCAGTTGGCACACGCACACCCGTAGCCGATGGTGGGCGTCCCGGTGGCGTGGATCGGCGCCCCAGTCGCGTCGTCGTAGACGTGCGCGCGAAAGGCCTCGTCCGCCTTCAGCTGGACGAGACAGGCGTTGAAGGTCCAGTCGGTCATCGGGCGAGCGGCACCGCCGCGCGGAGCAGCTCCAGAATCGCCAAGAGCACGACGGCAATCCACAACACCGGTTGTGGCTTCACCGCGGAGTAAATGGCAATGAACAAGGCGAGTACCGCGAGGATCAGCGCAATGGTGATCATGTGGGGTTACTCCGTGGGCCGGCGCCGAGGTTGCTGTGCCATGGTGACTAATGGGCGCTGAATCGAGGGCCCCAGCGCCTTGAGCCGCGCCTCTAACGTCGCGATGATGAACTCGCCGGGGGTCTGCCCCTTTCGTGCGGCCACGGCCTGCACCCGCGTCCAGAGGTCATCCGCCACATGGATGTCGTGCCGGTGCGTCATCCGCGCCCGTCCTTGATCTGTTGCGCGGCTTCGACCTTCTCGATAGCCGCCGCCTCATGCACGACCAGCGGCATCAGGGCCTTGAGCGCCTTCGCCGCTTCGATCTCGTTGGTGGGGGTTTTTGGGTTGGCGATCTGCACGTCCAGGAGCGCGACCAGTTCAGGGAGTTCCACGGGGGTCAACGTGGTCTTGTCGAGTTTCTCCAAGAGGGCGTCTTGTCGAGAATGGGACGGATCGGGATGGTGCAGGCCCGCCGAGAGGAGATCCTGCACCTGTTTCATCAGCGGCGAGGTCTGCCGGGCCATGTCCAGCTCCAGTTGTCGAATCCGCTGGTTCTGCTCGTCAATCTTTTGTTCGTGCTTGTCGGTGACGTGGACCCGGTTGCTGTGGCCCTTCAGGTAAATGGCCCAGCCCATGGAGAAGACGGCCACCAACCACGGGATGAACGGCGCGAGTTCACTCATGCTGGTATACTCGGCCCATGATATACCTGTTCGGCTCCATAGTCTGTGCGCTCGGCTACTTGCTCGTCGTCGTGGTCGGCGACCGCTGATCCGCGTCGGCGTCGGCGGCGGGATCCGCGGCCCCCACCCACGCATGCGCCGCCGCGCGCACAAGGGCCGGCGCCACATACCGAAACGTCTGCGCTCCAGCGCTGACGCTACGCGCAATGATCGATCGCAGCGGCGCGCCTTCCCGTCCCGCAATCGCCAACAAGGTAATCAACGGATGTTGCGCGGCCCAAAACAAACTTTTCTCTGACGGGTTTTGCAGCGTGGCCAACCGCTGCGCCACGGCCTCATGCGCGGCGAGCAACTTGGACTCGCGGGCGTTGAGCGCGGCAACATCGGTGGCGCCCTGACGGGTCGCGAGGCCTTCGATTTCTTCGCGGAGGCCTTTGGCCAATGCCTTTTGGGTTTCGATCGCGGCCCCTTTCAATTCGCCGTAGCCGCTTTTCCGGCGCAGTTGGGCATAGGTGCCGCGTTTGAGTTCCTGCGCCTGCGCGCCCGTGAGGGGCTGCATCCGTGGCTCGATCCTGGGGGGAGGAAACTGTGTGTGTGAGGGGTAGAACGTGGGTTTCCCGCGGCCAACAACCGTGGGTTTGCTGTACTGGGGATGTTGGAGGAACTCCTGTGTACTCGCGGACACCGTTGCTAGATCGTCGACAGGGTTGACCTGCTTGGCCACCATCGCCGCCACGTCCTTCGTCCGGCTGGCCACCGCCTGCGGTGAGATCGTCCCCTTGAGCGATTGAATCGCGTGACTGAGTTCAAGGTCTGTGGCCTCGATCAGCGTATCCAGCCGGGTCAATCCGCGTTTGGTGACATTCACGCCGTTGGCGATCAACGTCTTTGCCAAGGCTTGGGTGGAGGTTCTGTAATCCTTCAGTGTCGCGGCGGTGACTTTGCCCAGCGCGCTGCGCATGGCCCACTCGCCGATTTTTGGCGCGACCGCTTTCGCGGCGACCCCGATGCCCTCGGTCGCACCCCCAACTGCTCCGCTGATGCCGATGTCGGTGGCCGCCTCTGTCATCGTCGCTGGGCCCCCCTTGCCGCGCGCGCGATTGACGAGTTGGCGTCCCGCGGCGCCAGCCGCCCCTCCCAGCGCGGCGCCGGGGATGGCGCCCGTGACACCCCCGATGGTCATGCCAGCGGCGGGAATGAGGTCCACCGCCGTATCCGTCCACGTGCGCTTTGCGGGGGCCTTGGGGAGCCCTGACGTGTCCCATGTGCCCTGAGGAGCGGCCCCAGTCGCCGTGGGCTTCTGGGACGCGGCGGGGAGGCCAGACACGTCCCACGTCTGGGCTTGGGCCATTACTTGAACCCTGCGTTTTTCGGGTTGTTCAGGAACGTGTCGATGGTGGTGTCATTCGCCGTGATGCCTTGGCTGAGCAGATATTGCCGCGCCTTGGTCCGCCGCGTCGGATCATCGGCGGAGGTACTCGCAGGCAGGCTGAGATCGCCGCCAATCGTGCCCATGAACTGGCCGATCACCGACGACACGTTGTTGATCTGCTTGGCTTGGTTGCCGACGACGTTGCGCATGTCCTTTTGCATGGCCTCGGTCGCTGCGCGAAACGCCCCGGGCGTCTGTGCCGCGTTCAACAACTCGTTGGCTTTGCTGGCAGCCGAGTCGGTGAGGCCTTGCGCGGACTGCGCGGCGCCCGAGGTGACCTTGGCATACTCGCGGGCGGCGGTGTAGATGTAGACCTCAAACTTGGTCAGTGCCGCGTTGCCAGTCAACTCGTGCCCGTTGGCCCATTGAATGTAGCGGTTGGCGATCGGCGATCCCGTACGCGCGACCTTGTCGCTTTGATCCAGGGCGAGCGCGAGGTTGTCCCCGGCGGCTCCGGCGAAGCCCGCCGTCGCGCGGTATTGCGGCACCAATTTGTTGAGCGTGGTGGCATTGGCCCGATACTCGGCGCGCAGGGTTGAGAGATCAGTCCCCGCGGCGTCGGCCATCGCGGCGGCCTTGTTCTGAATCGCAAAGCGCGCGGCGCGGACCTGTCCGGCTGATCCCAAGCCCATGGACGGCATGGATCCCTGCAGCGCGAAGGCCACCGAGTCTTGATAGACGGCGTTTGGCGTGAGTCCGGTCGTGGCGTCGACCTTGTTCGCCGTCTTGGGATCGGGCTTATCCGGTGTCACGCTGTCTTTGGCGACGGGGCCTCCTCCGGCATTGTCGATGCGAATCGTGATGGCTTGGTTTTTGAGGGATTCATTTTTCAGCCCGGCTTTCCCCGCGTCTTTCATCACGCCGAGGACTTGTTCATCCGTAGCCTTGTTGGGATCGATGCCTTGGGCCATGAGCATATCCGCGACACGCTCTTTGGCTTGGCCGGGAAGGCCATTGAGCACTGACGACGCCTTGGGTGGGTTTTTCCCCGCGGACTGCCATGCCGCGCGAGCTTTGTCGATGATCGCGGGCATCTCGTCATCGGTGGGTTCGCGATCGTCGTGGTCGGCTTTGAATTTGTCGACTTCGGCTTGGATGCGACCTTGAATGGTGCCGGGGCCGAATTTCCCAGCCGTCTGGACTTTGGTGCGTTCCAGCGCGGCGCTCTCGGTCTGCGCTTGTTCCGCGGTGCGATACTGGTGTTCCAGGCCAAGTTCCTTGGCGTGTGTGTTGAATTGGATATCAGCCTTTTGCTGTTCGCCTGCACGCGACTGATCTTGGACCTCGGCGTCGCTCTTGAACATCGATGGCGGTGCGGCGCCTTGCTGGCCTTGCGGCCCCTGCTGGCCTTGTGGCTGCTGCATCATCTTGAACATCGGGTCGATATACTGCCGCAGCATCTGGTTGGGGTCAGGCTGGCCTCCCTGGCCTCCCTGCCCTCCACTACCGCCCTTCGCCCCCTTGGGTTTCTGCCCCAGCTGGGGGTACAACTGCTGCAACAACGGCTGGAGATCGTCATAGTTGCGCAGCCGCCCGGTGCTGACCATGAAGTTGATCACGTCACGGGTGTTGCGTTCACGGCGGTCGCGTTCGGCGTTCTGGGTGTCGATGAAGCCGTTCAAAAACCCTGAGGCGAAGGCAGCATTCGGCATCGATCACCCCCTAAGCCAGTGCCGCGAGGATGAACGGCATAGCGGTGGCCACCGCGCTGCCAATCGCCGACCCGGTTGACTTGTTTTGATTGGCGGCGAACTGCGCCTGCTGTTCATAATTCTGAATCGACGCGTTCAGATCGTTCAGCCCTTGCGCGGAGGCCGACACCCCCAACTGGGCGAGGTTCGCCCCGAGCGTGCCGAGTTCATTCACCCCGGCCGTGCGCGCGTCCGCGCTGATCCCCGACAACTGCCCGGCCTTCGCGGTGTCCCGCGCCATGGTGCTCGAGACTTGTCCGCCGCCACGCGGCAAGAACTGGTCGCCGCGCTTCGCGGTGTCATACTGGTCGATCACGCGGGTGCGCTGTGGCGTGGTCGCCCCCAACAGCGCGCCGGGGTCGCCGCCCGCCACCGCTTGCAAATACTTGAGCACGGGCGTCAAGGCTTGATCGCCTTGAGCGAGGAAGTCCTTGCCCTTCCCGAACAGGGACTGGGCGAGCTGTGTGAGGTTGGCATTGCTGGCGCTGGCCTGCCCCGCCGCGGGGTTGCTCGAGCCCAGCAAGCTCACCAACATGGGCGCGAGGGCGCCGATGGCGCCGGCTGCGTTTGATCCCCCGCTGCTCGATGTGGAGGGCGCCATCAGGCCCGAGGGGCTGCCACTTGGCAAGGCCGGGTTGCCAAACGAGGGCGATGACGACAGGGGCCCCATCGGAAACGGCGACCCCGAGTTGAGCGCGAAGGGGTCGCCCCCTCCAGCCGTCCAGCTGTTCAACCCCCCGGGGAGGTCTTGCATCCAGTTGAGCGAGGGATCAGCCATGGTCTAGTCTAGGCCCTCACGGGGCGCCCTGACAAGCCCTTGCTATTGGTGCTATCTGTCATATAGTCGCACATATTGTCACAATCTTATGTATGGAATTAGGTCAGTATAGTTCACATCGGTCGCGTTGGTCGCCCCAGTCTGGTAATTGATGTTCACCGCGCTTCCCGTGCCCCCACTCGACGAGTTTTCATGGATGAACTGGCCAATCAAATTCGGCGTGGTGATCCCTTGGGTGCCCCCCGCGGCCGTCGAGCTCGTCGCCGCGCCCCCATTGCACTGCGCCCACGCGGCACTGGGGCCGGCCGTGAAGTTACAGATCATCCCCCGCATGGGTTGTCCCGGGGAATCGCCCCACGCAGAGCCGTTCCAGGTGTACTCCCGATCGAAGTCCGTCGCCGCGTAGGTGAACCCGGCGTCATTCACCCCCAAGGTGGGCTTCCCCGACAACACGCCGACCATCGGTCCGCCGCAGCCTTTGATCAACACCCACGCGCCGATGCCGTAGTCCAACTCCCACGCCTGATCGCCTTGGTCAGTGGCTACCCAGATCACCCCGGCATCGCAGGCCGTGAACGCCACCGGGCGGTTGGCGATCGGGCCGTATTGCGTGCCTTGGTGCCAGTGCCACACCGCCCCCGACCACAGCCACGTGACCCCGGTGGTTTGATCAAACGCGTAGAAGGCCGCGTCGTTGCTGCCGAGATCCCCTGGGAGGGTGGCGATCCCCGACACCTCCATGGCCGGGCAACTCCCCGACAGCGTCCACACGCCAATCCCCGCCGAGTAGAGGGCGTGGCGATCGGTTTCGTAGAAGTTCGCCCCGGCGAAGGGCGCGAGGATCAACCGTTGGGCGTGCGTGCCGACGATCAACGCGTTGCCGCCCGCGCCGGGGAGGCCGGTGACCACCAAGGGCGTCCCACCTGTGGCTTGCAACGATTGAACAACCTGCTTCAACTGCGGCGTGGTGAGCTTCGGCGCCAGCGCAGGGTTGGTGACCTGGCTGTGCAGCCCAAGCACGCGCCCTTCCAGCGCGTTGCCAAACGCCGTCAACCCCGTCAACGCGTCCAGCACCTTGGTGGGCACCGTCGGAGGTGCAGCGTAGTCGGGCGTCAGCGTCGGGAGTTGAAAGGGCATCGGTGACGGCCTTGGAACAACCTGTGAACAACCTAGAAGTGTAACCCGCCCACGCCGGGCGCCTCCGCGCTGCCAAACTCGCTGACCGTGCCGACCTCCGCCTCCTCGCGTCCACGCTTCTTTGCGGACTTCAAGGTCGTATCGGTCAGCGTGAGCAGCGCCGTGCGTAGGTCCAGCGGATAGACACGCGTCGGCGGCAGCGGTTGATCCGCGAGGCTAAAGGGGCCGGGTGGTGGCGGCATATATGAGGACGACCCCCTAGAAGTGTAACCCCCCCACGTTGGGTGTATGCGTATTGCCGAAGTCGTTGGTCACGTCGAGCTGGTAGAGGTCCGTGAGGTGCGGCGCTTGCGGCGCGGGCGTCAAGGTCGTGGTGAGGAGATTGACCACCGCCGTGCGCAGGTCGAGGGCGTAGGGGCGGACCGGGGGCAGCGCGTCCACGTCCATGACGGCCGGGAACGTCTGCGCCGGCTTCAGGGTCGTGGTGATCAGGATCTGCAGCGCGGTGCGCAGGTCCGGCGGATACGGATGCGTGAGCGTGGGCAAGGCCTGTTCGCTGAGGTCGGGCGCAAATGGATACTGGAGGGTCGCCCCCAAGAGGTTGACCACCCCCGTGCGCAGATCCAGCGGATAGGGCCGCGTCGGGGGTACCCCATCCACGGTGGCGACCACGGGATACGACAGCCCCAAGGGGAAATGGCACACGCTCGTGCGGAGATCCATCGGATAGGGCGTGGTGGGCGGCGAGTCCCATAGTTGATCGACAAAGGGCGCGGCGGGCAACGTCGACGTTTGGAGCGAGAGCGTGGCGGTGCGCAGGTCCAGCGCATAGGGCCGCGTGGGCGGGTTGGGCCAGTCCCGCGCCGGCACGGGGGCCGCCGCGGGCACCAGCGTCGATTCCAGGAGATTGCCCAGCGCCGTGCGCAACTCCAACGCGTACGGCGTGACCGGCGGATTCGGCCAGTCGTAGTGTTCAATCGGGGCGGCCAGCGTGGTCCGGATCAGATTCATCGTGGCAGTGCGCCACTCCAGCGCGTAGGACCGCTGCCACGGCACGTGATACTCGATCGCACTGATGAAGGGTTGATTCTGATCGAGTTGGTAGTAGCTGATGAACGTGCGGAGATCCAACGGATACGGGAGGACGGGTGGCAACGGCTGATCGTCAGGGCGAAATGGCGGAGTGGCGGGCTGCAACGTCGTCTGCTGGAGATTGACCACCGCCGTGCGCAGGTCGAGGGCGTAGGGGCGCGTCGGCAGCCACGGGGGATCGGCGTTGACAAACGCAGCTTGGAATAACGTCGATTGCACCAGGGTCGTGGTGCTCGTGCGCAGATCGCTGGGGTACGCGAGGCGACCCGACGGCAGGGCGACGTCGGAGGGAAGGGCCACGGGTACGGGCGCCAGCGTGAGCACGAGGAGATTCTGGGTCGCCGTGCGCAGATCCAGCGGATAGGGCCGCGTCGGGGGCGAGTCCCACCACTGATCGACAAAGGGCGCGGCGGGCAATGTCGAGGTCTGCAGCGAGAGCGTCGACGTGCGGAGATCTCGCGGATACGGCAGGACGGGTGGCAGCGGCTGATCATAGGTGCCGCGCGCTTGTGCCACAGGCTGTAGCGTCGTTTGCTGGAGGTTCACCGTGGCCGTGCGCAGGTCCAGCGCGTAGGGCGGCATGGGGGGCCACATCGCGGTGAGGGCGATGACGGCCGGGAACGTCTGCGCCGGCTTCAGGGTGTTGGCCAGCAGATCGGTGATCGACGTGCGCAGATCGCTTGGGTAGGCTGGCGTGGCCGGCCGCGCGAGTTCCCCGTTCAGGAGGAGCGGATTGAACGGCTGCGGCCTGAGTGTGGATTCCAGCAGGTTGTACGACGACGTACGGAGATCGCTCGGGTAGGCCTTTGGCGGAATGACGACGTCTACGAAGTAGGGCACACACGGTGGGGTCAGACTCGGGATGTAGGCCACCAGCACCCCGCACTCGTAGAGCGAGGCTGTCGCCGCCGTCGTATTCGTCACCATCCCGATGTCGGTGCCGGTCCCTGCTGGGTAGGTCGTGGGGTTGGGCGAGAGTTGGGTGAACAGGGCGGCCGTTGAGGTCACCAAGATGCTGGTCTGGGTGCCGTCCACGAGGATTTTGTCAGTCTCGGTCAGGGTAGACTTGGCGAAGATCCACCCTTCGACGCCGACAATCGTCGCGCCAGTGAGGTTAGCGTCTCCGACAGAGACGCCCTCAATGTTGTACTCCTCAGTGATGGCTGACGCGACCACGGCCGCGGACCACCCATCTGCTTGGTTGAGTGGGCGCTCATTGACCTGCGGGGCGTGCCCAGAGCCGTAGCCGGACCCGCCAGAGCCAATCTGCGTGGTAAAGCCGTTGGTGGTGCCATTCGCAAACGGCCGTTTCGCGGTGACGTGGATGTTCCCGGGGTCCGTCAGATCGGTGCGATTGTCGACATAGACGCTATCGAAGTACATCGAGAACGCCGTGAACGGATTGAAGATATTCGTGTCAAAGGTGGGCCCCAGGCACAGATCGACCCCGCCCATATTCGTGAGAGTGCCTTGCGCGTTGGTACTCGTGACTTCAAGGACGCCATTCAAGAAGACTTTGATGGTCCAGCTGACGGTTGAGGTCAGCACGTACGAAACAGACACGCGATACCACGTGTTGGCCGCCAGCACGGTCGTGCCGATCACTTCCGTGGCGCCACACGCTTGGATGGCCAGTTTTCCGGTGGTGCTCAAGCCGACGGCAAACTCCGTGGAGCCATCACCTGTGACCAGGGACGAGATAAAGGCGAGGTCCGCAGACGGCGCCACACTCGGAAACCGCACCCACAGGGAGATGGCGCGTCCCGCATCGGCGAGGATAGCATTGCCCGTGATGATGATCGCGTACGACCCTGACCCGCCCGTCGTCGCGCACTTGATCGAATTGATTCCGTCTTCCTGCTGTGTGCTGTCGGAGGCGACGGTCCCCCCGCTGATCTGCGTGCCGCTGTAGAACTCCAGACCAGACGTCGCATCGGACCCGGCTTCCAGGAACAGCACCGTGGCCATGCTACTTGGCCCACCAGCTGCCGCTTGGCGGTGTCACGCCGATGTTACCCGTCCAGACAGCCACGGTGAGCGGGGCAATCGTGAAGACGTGCACGATAAGTTGGCACCCGGTGATGTTGGCCGGCACCCACACCGTGTTGATCCACGTTGCCACCAACGCAGGGGTGTTGTCAGGCCCCGGAATCATCGCAGTCGTCACGATGCGCGAGACGCCGCCTTGGTCCGCGACTACGAACGACCCGGACTGGCAGAGGACGGAGCGGATGGCAGGCATCAGCAGGGATCCGCCGGGATCAGCAGGGGCTCGTGGTGGAGAACGGCGTCCCGTGCAAAAACCGCCAGTAGGCGGGCAGGGTCAAGGTCTGTCCACTCGGGACGGCGTTCACCCACGGCCACGAGCAGTTGTAGAAAAACCCTGGCTTGCTACTCAGATAGAACGACGCGGGCAACGCCGCGACGGCACTGTCCCAGTGCACGCTACTGGTGGCGTAGTCGTAATTGCCATCGCGGAGTGCGGTCGTCGCCACCGCATTGTCGACTATGCTCACGGTCCCGCCCGTGCCGCCCGTCGTCACATTGACGGGGATCGTGAACGTCGTCGGCGAGACGTAGGTCGCAGTATAGGTGTTGTTGATCGACGGTGTGCTGCCGGAGTGCCCCGAGATGACCACGGCCGATCCGCCGAGCGGGACCGGCGAATCGGCGGGAATGGTAATCACCGTCGGGTTGGCGACTGAACTGCTGGTGATCGATACGCCGGTCTGCGTCGAATCCGGGTAGCCGAACACCCAGATTGGGATGTTGGGCGAAAAGTTGAACGAGGCATCGGCGCAGCCGGTGGTCGTGTCGTAGGCGGTGCAGTATTGGAACCCGGTATTCCCATCGTGCAGTGAGGGGTTTGTCCCGTATGTCGTTGTCGTCGCCATGCCCGAGCTGCCGATGACGTTCCCGACAAAGGAATAGTAATGATGGTACGCGCCGATCATCACACCGCGCACTTCGGTCGCGTCGCTCAGGCTGGTCGAGGACGGCGGCAGCGGGTTGCCGGAGAGGTTGCGGAAGATCGTCGCCCAGTTCCGAAAGAATGTGATATAGACCGAGGACCCCCAGCGCGCATCGCCGCCCAGATTGAAGGTCTGGTTGCCCTCGAACAATTCGTAGTGCGGCGTGGTCATGTGCGAGGCGTTGGCGCCGACTTCTGGGATCGTCGGATACCCGGCTCCATAGCCCTCATCCAGATAGTTGTATGCGATGACGTTGCCGCCGCCACCCGCCCGCGACACGATCACCTTGTTGCCGTTGACGGCGATGTTGTTCTCGATCAAGCTGTCGGAGGTCGCCCAGGAAAAATCAATGAGGTAGCCCGCGCCGCCGGGATTGGGGCTCTTGGATTCATGGGCATAGGAGTCCCGGATGACACAGCGGAAGCATTCATACATCCGCAACGCTGAGCCGTTGAACCAGTCCGAGTCGACATTTTTGACCCAGCTGTACTCAGCCACACTCAACAGGATGTTGCCGCCGCCATCCCCGCCTTCGCCGCCATGCACCCAGACATTCTCCAAGCCGGCATTCTTGACCGGCTGCAAGCCCGAGGCATACTGCGTCAGTTCGGCCGTGTGCGCGGTGTCGAAGGTCATGTGAAACGGCGTCGTGAAGGTGATCGTCGTGGAGGTCAGCGAGGCAATCTCCATGATCTGCGCGATGGGCCGACCGGTCGGCTCGCCCGACACCAGCCGCGAGAACCACCCCTGGCAGCTGTTCATGGTGCCGGTGGACGCCGTGTCGCACTGGTTGTACGCGGTGTACGCGCTGTCGGCGAGCTTATCGATCAGCACCACTTGGCCCATCGACAGGCCGGTGGTGGACGTGACCGTGGCCGTCGACGTGCCCCGCACCGCGTCCGCGGTCAGCGCCATCGTGGACCCGAAACTCGCGACCGAGTCCAGGTACTGCCGCGGCCCGATCACCACCACCGATTGGCTGGTCCCGTCCGCGACGTCGATCTCCGTATCGTCGGGATTCCCGTCGCACCCGCGCACGACGATCCCCTTGTTGATGAGTATCGGCCCTGACGTGAGCGCGTAGACGCCACACCCGAGGGAGACATACTGCCCGACGGTACAACCGTTGATGGCGGTCTGGATCCCGCCCCGCGCATCCATGGAGCCATTCCCGTAGGTCGAGGCGGCCAGCGTGGCACAGGCCGTGGTGTAGTTCGGAATGCCGCCCACGGCATTCAGCCCAGGATTCCACGGCCCTTGCCGAATGGCGGGGAGGGTATACCCGGAGAGTCGGGCATCGACATGGACGGCGGTGGCGGGTGCCGGGGCTTGTCCGAACCCGATCGCGGCCAAGTACGCGAGTACCAGCCCCAGTCCTAGCACTAGCCCCAAGACCAGGCCACGCACCAGCCTCAAGACCAGGCCACGCTGATTACTCCGCGACAAGGGGCACCGTAAACACATTCGACACCGCGGATTCGGTGGACCCGCCGGGGCTCACAGCCGTAATGGTGACGTCGTAGTTGCCCGCGGGGAGGGCCGCGAGGATGCCTTGGATATTCACACGGCACACGCCGCCTGGCGCAGGCGGCTTCCCGAATTCCTGAGAGGCCAGGACGGGGGTGACCGTGCCTTGGGCGTACACCTTCCCGATGTAATCCGTGACCGTCGGATCGGGGGACACGACAAAGGTCACGTCGCCGACCGAGGGCCTCGGGACAAAGACGATGAGGGACATAGCCCTGGGCGTCTCGGACGCACCCCCTTAGAGGGGTTCGAAGATGAAGTGGCTGCCCATCAGTCCCGGCGTGCCCCCGGTGAACGCACTGAGCGACAACTCGCCAAAGCTGGCGGTGTTGCCCAGCATGATCGGCTCCTGCCCCACTGGGAAGTTCATCCTGAGCAACCCGCCGTAGGCGTTGAAGCTCTCGTTGTGGAGCGAGAGGGTGGCGCTGCGCTGAGGCACGGTGGTGGCGGAGTTGAACCCGACCACGGGGGCACCGAGCGCGGCGGTCGCGGGATCGAGCGCAGCGGCAGCGACCGCGTTGCCGGTTTGCACCAAGGTGATGCCCACCGTGGAGTCGCGTCCCAGCTGGAGGATGCCCGGGGCCGAGGATCCCGCCTGGCCGCCCCCGAATACTTCGTGGATGATCACGCGCTGGGTGCCGCTGCCCCCCTGCAGGGACTGATACCCCCCATTGGTGAAGCCCACCGTGTCGGCCACCGCGATCGGCGTCCACGACCGAATGTTGTATACCCAATTGGCCATCGAAGACTCCTCAAAAAAGACTGCAGTTGCCGATCACGGATCAGGGTTCCAGCTCGCGTTGTTTCTGTGTGGGAATGTGGAGCAAGGGCGACACGCCCTGTGCCGCGTTGTAGCGATCGACGGGGCTGTAGGGATCGAAGCCGGTGCCCGCGTGGGGATCGACGCTGCGGCCTCGGGACGCGGTGCGAAAGTATCGAATGTGGTTGGCGCACATCCAGTAGGTATAGCCGTACAGGGAATCGGCGATCAGGGGCGGCCCCTCACCGGCGATGACCGCGCCACCCGAGTTGTAGGTGACACGTCCCGCATGACCGCCGAGGCACCAGTGGCACCGGCCCATCTGGCAACACAGCGTGCAGTCCGGGTGGTAGGTGAAGTCCGTGCGGCGGGCTTCGACAAAGCGCTGTGACGCTTGCCACATGGCCAACGCCGCGATCATATCCGGGGCCGCCCGCGAGGGCACGGCTTGGGTCGTTCGCCACCGTGCCAGTGCCGCGATCATGTCCATGCGTGGATCACACTTCGCTGACGTTCAACGCACGGAACGCGGCTTCCTGCAACTCGTCCAGCACCCGGTAAATGTTGTGGCAGGTGTGATCGACCGCGCGAATCGCGGCGCACCTATCGCAGATGTAGTGGTAGCAGGTCGGGCACAGGTGCCGCTCGCGTTGGCGAAGGGGGTTCATGATCAACACCCGCTGGCAGTGGCTGCAGGTCTGGAGTCCCGTTTCATGAACCATGCCGCTGGGAACGACCTCGCCGGGGAGGATCTTCCCTTGGGCCACCCAGAAGTCTTCCAGCTCCTTGGGAATACCAGGAGAATAGCGGTGGTCCACGATCATGTAGCCTTCATTGGCGCGGAGACTTGGCATCGGTGGTACCCTCCTACTGCGTCGTGTAGGTGACGAGCACTCCATCATTGGTGTTGTTGGCATCGATGAAGTATTGCGCGACGTTCAACGCCGCGGGGGCGTTGGGCACCGCGAGCGTGGCCGTGATAAAGGGTCCGGTGACGGCGCTCCCAGGAGCTGGGATGACGAACATCACGCCCACGTAGGACGCCCGCACCATCCCCTTGTGCCCGATATACACGACGCCGATATTGGTGGGCAAGGCTTGAAACGCCACCGCTTGAGCGCCCACGTGAATGGGCGCTGGCGAACCCAGTCCCGCGACCACAGACACCGGCGTGCCCGGCGTGACCACGGTCACGGCGCCAAGGGGGAAGTCCATAGATGCCTCGTAGTATAGCGTGCGCCCTGAAACCCCACGTAAACGGGTTGCGCGCGGTTGCGCTTAAATCGCGGCCCCGTCAGCCCGCGACGGCCCCCCGAAGGGCTGGACCACCCGATACCCCGAGCGCGCCCCCCACGGCCCCACGCGCATGGCACAATCGCGCTTGAACAACTGGAAGGGCTGGGTCGAGGTCAACACGGGTTGGAAAGACCGCCCCTTGGCCGCGACCAGCGCCGAGAGATACGTGCGCGCGTAGACGCCACCAGAGGCCGGGATGGTATAGGTGGCCGCCACCGCGCCGTCATACCGGATCGACAAGGTGAGGTCCGCGGTGGACACATGGGCGATCAGGATGTCGCGCGCCGAGAAGTAGCCGGGGAGATCGCACGTGGTGGGTTGAGGCGCCCATTCCGTGGCGAGTTCTGGCGCGGGTTCGGACACCCACTGCGTCTCGGCTTCGAATAATAGCCAGGGCACCGCGTCCATCCCGATCAGCCGCACGAGGTGCGCGGTGAACGGCGTCCAGCCTGCGGCCACACGCGGATACGCGATCGATTGCTCGCCGTTGTGGTTGATCACCAAGGTCAACACCGTCGTGCCGCCATCGCACTGGACCGCGATCGTTTTGTTCACCCCGAAGGTGTTGGCGCGGATGATCACCCCTTGTACCCACTTGGCCCCTGGCGATCCCAGATCGCTCCAATCGGTCGCGCGGTCGAGGATCTGCTCGACCTTGGGGACGAAGGAGGGCTGCCACCAATAGAGGATCAACCCGGCGACGGTGTTTGTCCATTGGAGCAGCACGGACATCGTGCGCGCGAGGTACCCCGCGCCGGCGTTGAGGTCGCAGGGGATGGTGCTCTCCTGCGTGTTGACCAAGGGGAGGAAGCCCAGCGCCGCGAGGTCATCCGAGAAGTATGGGATCACCGTGAGCCCAGCGGCGGCGGGGGCGTTGGCGTTGACGGCGAAGTCGCCCCAGAGCTTTTCGACGCGCGGATCGCCCGCATCGCTGCTGTGGGTCAGCGCCATGCCCGCGATGGGGAGGCCGAGGTCGGTCGTGCCACCCATGGTGGCGAGGAGGCCGGCCGAGGTGCCGACCACACAAGCATGCACCGATTCGCCGGGCTCCCAGTCGCGGACCTGGACGCGCACGCCGTAGCGGTCGTACCACCAGCGCTTGGCACTCCACTCGAGCGCGAGCGTGGCCTGTGCACCGGAGGTGTCGGAGAAGTCCGCGTAGAAATACCCATCGACATAGGAGAGACGCAACTTGGCGGCCTGCGTCATGTCTGGCGGGTAGATGGTGAGCCCGCCTACGGTGATCGCGACGCCGGGGCCGCCATCATGCGGGAACAACAGGCGGAGATCCGGATCGGTGAGCGATTGGGCGAGCGCGCCGGATCCCGCGCTGAAATAAATCCCGTCCTTGCCCCAGAACGCCACGCCGCCGGCCGCCACGACAAAGCTCCACGGCGTCCACCCGCCGCGGTTGCACGGCGTCACTTGTGGGTGGAAGGGCGTGCCCGGGCTGACATTCCCGTAATCCGGCAACAACGCATGAATATTCTCGGTCGACAACACATAGGGCACGCCGTCATAAAACCAGCCGCACAACACCGGTTCATTCGCGTCGGTGACTTGGATGGTGTTGGCGTCCGAGGCCATCTCCGACGCGTTGGCGTTGGTCCAGTACACCGTCCCCGGGTTGTTGGGATCGCCCACGGCAAAGATGTACAACACGCCGCCGACGGTCCCCGCGAAGATTTGTGGCAGCGGCTGGCCCATGAGCGTCGGCCCAGGAATATAGAAGCTCACATTGGTTTGCGCGAGCGCGTTCTCGTTGATGGCGAGGAAGGTGGCGGAGTAGGGCTGCGCGTAAAAGGTGTAGGGGAGGCCGTTGATCAGGATTTGTGTCCCCGGCGCCCAGTTGGTGTTGAACAGCCCACCAGAGACGAGAAACACTGAGTTCCCGACCACGGTGCACGTGCCGGTGACTGGGGCGCCGAGCGTCGGCCACGGTTGGAAGTTGGTGAAACTCAGTGGTTCGCCACCATCCAACTCGCTGTCGCTGAAGTTATCCGTGAACGACGCCGGGGGGACTTGGCTCCCGACATAGGTTGGAGTGGTGAGGTTCCCGCCTTGGCGGAACCAGTCCACGACATCGGCTTGCGGGTCCGGGGAGGCCGCGGCGCTGAGCGCGACCGCCAAGCGGCGCGGGATCAACCCGCCCAAGGTCATGGGACTGGGATTGCTGATCGCCCCAGTCGCGCGTGAGCGATAGCGGTTCCAGTAGAAAATGGGTTGTCCGGTGGCGCCGATGTCGACGTTGCCGCCACCGGACAACCAGAGCGAGGAATACTGGACGGTTAAGGGGTCCAAGCCGTTAGCGGAGATCAGGATCTCCACGCCGTTCACATTCGCGAGCGTCTTTGAGGTGTCGGCCCCCACGCGGATCAAGCTGCTCACCGGCGCCGTGAGCTGGATCCACTGGTCGTTGCCCAAGGCGAGTTGCTGCGCGAGCTGGGTCGCCGTGATTGGCGCGGCGTTGTCGGGGGTATTCGGTCCCGTATTGGTGACGTTGCCGGCGGCCTTCTGGGCGGCGAGGGCCGCCGCAGACTGGCTGATCGGCGCCGTCGCCCCGGCGTTGATGGACTGCAGCGAATTGGCGAGATCGCTGCCGCTCCACACCATCATGTAGTAGTTGCTGAGGAACGGCGAGGGGCCGCCGTTGACGTCAAGGTAGACCCGCACCTCGGTCACCGAGCTGAGGAAGTCCACATTCAACGAGAGATGCAGGTAGTCGTCAGGCAGCACCGCGATGGCGTTTGGGAACTGCGCGAGGTTGTGCGCGACCGCGGTGTTCTGAATCCCGCCCACCAGCGGCGCGTTGTTCGCGGGAGTGAGGGTTTGCGTGAACGCGAGGACGGCGGCGGCGTCCCCTGCGCTGCGCGCCGTGGTGGTGTAGACGCGGACGGCTGACAACCCGACGATTGCTTGGCCGAAGGCATGCGCCCCGTTGGTGTAACAGCGGAACGACAACGTGCCATTGCGCCCGGTCTGCACGGAGAGGATGCGCACGGGTTCGCCGCCAATCGTGATCAAGCAATCGACCGGGAAGTTCACGGGCTGGGTGGGCGAGAGAAACGTGCTGGCCGTGATGTCACCCGGCAGGTTGATCTGTGGGTTGGTGACACCGGGAACTGTTCCACGTGGAACACCCGTGCCCGCCGGAAGCAGCCCCCCACGACCGAGCCCCGACGGCACGGACAAGCTGCTGCCGAGCTGTCCGGTCCCCAGCGATCCGACCGGCACCACGGAACAAAACCCGGTCGACCCGACGTCGTAGGCGATCGCCGCCACCGTGGTCGAGGCCACGGGGATCTTCACATCCTGCACGACCACGACTTCCGCGCCACCAGCCAGGTACAACCGCTCGCCGATGCTGATGTTGGCGGCGTTGGCCAAGTGGATCAACGCCCACCCGGTGGCGCCGTTGTCGTAGAGGATGGTCGAGATCGTGGTGATGATCGGCGCGACGGGAGACGGGGCACTCGCGCTGGCGCCGGGGCTGACGGCGAACGCCCAGCTGCCCACCGCCGCAAAGTCTTCGATCACGATGGTCTGGAGCGGTTGCAGCACCGCGCTGGGTGGCGCGACGGGAGGCGCGATCCCCCACGCGCGCACCGGACCGTCGGTCGAAGCCTTGCCGGTTTTGGCGGAGTCGCCGATGTAGATGAAGGGTCGAGGCGACTGCGGCGGCGTGGCGACGGCGAACGACAAGGGGTTGCCAGAGTACCCGGTATCCACGAGCGCGGGAGGATTCGCCGACAACACGTCGATGTGGAGGTTGAGGCCTGCGCCGGTGACGCGCACGGCGGGCTTGGTCGCCACCGTCGAGCTGTCGTTGAGGCGCGCGAGCGAATGGATGTTGGGTTGCGCGAGCGGGATGGTGTTGACGCCGATCAGCCCCAGCCGAGAGACGAACGCGTCCTCCAGATACGCCCGCACGTTAGATAAGAAAGGGAACTTCCCTGCGGGGATGGCGGTCGGGGAGGCCGACACGTACAACCCTTTGCACGTGAAGCGCTCGGTGAGGCGTTGGAACAAGGCCATGGGGATGCGCCGCTCCTATCCCGCGGTGTCACCGGTCATGAGTGGCGCGGTGCGCGTGGGGTCCGCGCTCTGCACGCGCTGGAATTGGCGATTCGGTACCGTCTTGCGTGCAATGGCGAGGGTGACGCCAGCGGCGCGCATGAACCGGTCGACGAGCGGCTGCGTCGCCTCCACCAACGCGGGGCCGTCCTTGATGAGGGCCAAATGCTCCGCATAGTCGAGCACGATCGAGTACAGCTCGGGGCCTAACGGGACATACCCAAACCCCGAGATCGGCACCACGGCGTTCGCCACCACGTCCAGCGTCACCGACCACGGTTCGCCACCAGGTTGGACACCAGGTGGGGGAATCACCGCCAACAGGTTGTGGCCCGCGGTCAGCACCTGTGCCACGGTGCCGCGTGTGGTCTGCCACAGCGGATGATAGGTGTCGAGATCCGCTAAGCTGTTGATCGCGCACGGCACATTGTCGATGCGTGCGGTCAGGACCACGCCGGCTGTTCGCGCGAGCGTCACGCCGTGGCGGAAGCGGGATTCAAAGTAGGCCGCGCGTCCGAGATCCTGCGACAACCCATCCTTCGATAAGAGATCCGCCAACGCCCCGAAGCGCACCACCCACGCCCAGTCATCGGGGACGCCCAGAGGCGTTGGCCCTGCCGCCGGGTTGAACGCCGCCCCGCGGTTGATGCTGACGAGGTCGAGCACGCCAGTGTCCTGGGGCGGCGGCGCCAACTGGATCATCAGCGGTGGCGCCGCGCCCACGCTGTAGGTCTGTGGCGGGCGGGTGGGGTCTTGCGCCCAGCCGGTGGAAAAATGGTTGAACGCCCATTCGTCGTCGCGCAACAACGGGGCGACCACGGCGTCCGGGGTCGACAACCAGACCGCGCGCCGGGGCTCGATCACGGCTTCGGGGAGCTGGATACGGCCGTTGGGCGGCGGCGAGATCGGCAACAGTTGGCGTGTCAGCACCGCGCCGGTTTCGCGCAGGAACTGGTCGCGCCGGTATTGGAGGGCGCTGGCGAGATCAGCGAGGGAGAACTGGTCCGTCCCGGCCCAGGTGTTCCACGTAGAACCTTGTGGGGGCTCCAAGAGGGTGTACTGCATGGACACGATCAGTTGCTGATCGGTGAGGGTATAGCCGCGTACGGTGGGGAGGACTTGCGACAGGTCATAGAACGTGGTCGACCCCACGGTGTCGAACGTTGCGGTTTCGTGGGTGGACTCGGTCAGCGCATTCCACGTGCGGAGGGCTTCGCCCAGGTCACGTTCCAGCTCGTCCACCGTCCACCGCACGTGGTTGGGATCAACAAGGCGCGCGGCGAGGTCGTTGACGGCGCTCATCGTTGTCTCTAGTCTACCCCCAGGTCTGCCAGCGGTACGGCGACGCGGGCCAGATCAACACCTGTCCATGCGGCACCGGGATGGGTGGCGGCTTCAGGGTCGACTCCAGCAGGTTTAGGATCGCCGTGCGCAGATCGCTGGGGTAGGGTGGGCGCAGTGGCGCGTTGGCGTCAAGATGGATCACCCACGGCGGCGGCCCTGGCGCGAGCGTCGTCTCGAGCAAGGCCGCGAGCGCGGTGCGCAGGTCCAGCGCGTAGGGCCGGGTGAGGAGCATCCCCACGTCGCGCTGCACAAACGGCCGATCGCGCAAGGTCGATTCCAGCAGATCCACCACGGCCGTGCGCAGATCGAGCGGGTACGCCGGCCGGGGGAGGATCAACCCACTGTCGATGGGGTGCAGCGGCGGCAGCGGCACCAACAAGGTCGTCGTCAAGAGGTTGATCGCCGCGGTGCGCAGGTCGACCGGGTAGGGGGGCCGCCCCGAGGACAACCAGGCGACGTCGTACGGCCTGATGGGCGCGACACCGGGTGCGAGCACCGTCGTGAGCAGGTTGAGCGTCGCCGTGCGCAGGTCAAGGGGATACGACAGGCCCCCTCGTGCCAAGCCAAGCTCGACCGTGAGCAGGGGCACACTCGAAAACTCGTAGGCGCCGATCGTCGGGGGGTTGGGCCGCGTCGCCCCGACAAAGTCCGTGGGGACCAACGCGACGTAGAGGCCCCCGGCAATCGCGGCACTCCCGGCCTGCACGCGGAAGTTGGGCGGTGTCCCTGTCGGATTCACAAACAGCGGATTCAGTTGGAGTCCGTTGTGCACGATGGCCGTGTGGGCCCCGCTCTGGTAGCCGCCATAGTCCACGATCTGGGCGCCGCCATTCCCATACGCGATATCGTTGTCAGACGTCGGGGGCAAGGTTTCGTCGTAGTACTGGAACACCAACCCATCGCTCGTGTTTCCATATATCGTGTTGTGGTGGCACAGGACGCTGGACTGGTAGCTGTAGATCAGGATGCCGGTGGCGCTGCAGATGTTCGTGCCAGCGGCGTTGAAGCCATTGCCATAGGCGAGACAGTTGAAGATGACGTTGCCGGTTGCCGGATTCCCGCTGTCGGCGATGAAGTTGAACCCGCCACCCGAGCTGCCCCCGACGCCGCTGCCCCCGACATTGATGATGTTGTTGTAGAACCGGCATTCCCGCACGGTGTTGTTGGACCCACGAAACTGCATGCCGTAGGCGTGGTTGTTGTAGAAGTCACAGCCCTGCACCAGGGTGTGATTCGTGTCCAGATAGGCGCCATACCCGGAGTTCGCAAAGGTGGGGTCCAACCCACAATCGTGGAGCAGGCAGTAGAGGACTTGATGATGATCGGAGGCGCCGTTGTTCGGGGAGAATCCCAAGCCGTCGCCGCCGTTGTTCTTGATCTCCAGGTGGATGAACTGGTTGAAAGACGCGCCGCCGCTGGAGTAGACCAGGGGCACGCCGCCCCCGCCGACTTGGTCACTGTGGGGATTGTTGATCCCGTCGATGATGAGATCTTCAAAGATCAAGTAGGAGGGCGCGGTCCCCGCTGGCGTGGTCAGTTCGATGGCGAAGGTCGCGGGGCCTGGGGGGCGGATGACCACGACCTCGGCGCCGGGACGGGGGCCACGTATCGTGCTGGCCGGGAGGTTCCCCGGGTACGCGCTCCAGGTAATCGGCGCGCTGACGGTGCCGGAGTTGACGGTGCCCAGCGTCGTGTTGATCGTCTGCCCCGCTCCGATGTAGAGGCCGCCTCGAATTAGAATTGTTGATCCCGCCGGGGCGGTCGCCGCCGCATGCGCCAGCGTCAACCACGGGGTGGACGGACTGGTCCCCGTGTTGCTGTCCGAGGCCGACCCGCCAATGCTCGCGATGTCGACGTAATAGAAGGGGCCACCCCCACCGCCGCCTCCGCCAGTGGACGGCTTGTAGGTGATGATGTGGGCTTGGAGCGCGCCAGCGGGCGAGACGCCGGCCCAGGTGGGGTTGGTGGGGGATGCGGCAGCGAGGTGGTAGGCCATCGCCGCCGCGAAGTTCACGCCGTTGACCAGGACGTTCTGGTCAGTAATCGTGAAGCCGGCGTTGATCGTCGCGGGACCACCGGTCCACCACCCCGCCAAGAACGTGATCGTGGCCTCCCCAGCGAGTACAGAGACACTGCCGGGTTGGAGCGCGGTGCCACTCGTGGTCTGCGCCGAGGTGAAGGCATCGACCGCGGCGCTGGTCAGGGTGCCGGATACGCCAAGGACATCCAGCGTTTCGTAGTAGTCCGCCCCTGACGTGAAGAAGGACATCACCCCGGTGACGTTGGGGTTCTCGCACTCCCACGTCGCGCTGTAGAGCGGCGTCACCGCGTCTGATTGCGTGGTGACTTGGACGTAGGTGTTCCCGTTGGAGTCGGAGGGGGCCGGGGCGCCGAAATAGCCAGACGTGCCGATCACGATGACGGACGCGCCCGTCATGGCGATCGGGCCAGGCGTCCCCGTCGTGGAGGCGCCCGTGCCCCCCGATCCCTGCGCCGCGACGTGAGCGACGATGCCAATCGCCATTGGCGGGGCGTGCTACGAGTACCCGGTAATCCCGACGGATTGCAGGGTCGCGGTGGTCAGGCTGGTAATCGTCAGGTAGAACTCCCGCGTGGTCGCTTGCGGGATCGACATCGTGCCGAGGAGGGTCCACCCGGTGTTGGTGGTGACGGTCCACGGGAAGTTGACGCTGGAACTATTGATGATGCGCAGCGTATAGGATTGACCGATGGTCGGATCGTAGCCAGGGACGGTCAACGCGGCGATCAACGCGGCCACCGTGGGGAGGACGAGGAGCGCACTGGCCACTAACGCCCCGGTCATGTTGAGTGTGACGCCGCTGCTGCCGCCCACCAACGCGCTCGCCGGTAGAATCACTCCCGCGGTGGCAGGGTTGGTGTTATACGCCACGGCGGCTTGGGCGGGGGTTGGGAGATCGGACAGCCCGACCACGCCCATGAAGCGCGATCCCGGAAACGGCATCCCGACGAGCACCGCCGTAGTCGCGGTGAAGTTGCCGCCCACGATGGCAATCGGTCCGGTCTGGCCGGTGTCAAACGCGACGCAGTAGGGGCTGCCTTGGCACACACAGCCCGTGATGGTGACTTGCGTGGCATTGGACGCGATGTCGATGTCGGATTTGACGTTGGTGTTGAAGACCATGCCGGTGACGGCGATCAACGTGCTTTGCGTGATGGCGAGCCCGATGCCGCCGCCCCCGGTGGCCAACGCCAATTGGTTGTACCCCCCAATGATGGTGGCCGCTAAGACTCCCGTGAGGGAGATGTTCGGCGAGACGAGACTGGCCTCCACAAACGGATTGGTCATCAGGAGCTTCTGGACATCGGTGAAGATGAAGCCCCCGGCGTTGCCGCTCGCCTTGCAGTGCAGCAGATAGATGTCATCTAATGAGATGACGTTCCCATTGACGGGTTGGTTGAACCAGAACCCATACACGCCGTTGGCATCCGCAAAACAATAGTTCATGCGGATGTCTTCGCCGCCGCCTTGGACGAGGAACCCGCTTAGTGCACACCCGTTGGCTTGGCAGTAATCCAGATCCATCTGGCTCTGCCCTTGCAAGGGGTTGGTGGTGCCGTCGAGGAGAAATCCATTGCCGGTATTGGGCCCGGTGATGCACTGCCGCCACGTGATGGCGGTGCCCGCCGAATAGAACCCGTTGAAGTGGAACGAGGTGTTGACGCGTTCGTGGTGGATGTAGGCCCAGCGGGTGGGGCCTTGGATGTGGATGCCGTCTCCGGTGCGGTTGGGCACGCCGCTGGTGAGGGTGAAGTCCAGGAGGTTGACGTAGGACGCCGCGACGATGATGCCGTGCGCCGTGCCCGATTGGACGGTGATGGTCGCCGCGCGGTCGGCGCCGACGAGGGAGACGCCGGGGCTGGCGATCGTTAATGGGCTGGTGATGACGTAGGCCGCCGAGGTCACCGGCAACCAGACGATCCCGCCGCCGGCCACACCGGCCGCATTAATCGCCGCTTGGATCGCTAGCGTGTCATCGTTGATACCGTTGCCCAGCGCGCCGAAGTCCGAGACGTTGAACACGATCGGCGATTGATCCACGAAGATGTAATCGCCGAGGGTATAGGGTGACGTGATGCCGGTGCCGGAGAACTGCACATCGACATGCTGACGCAGGCAGTAGAAGTTGAAAAAGCCGTTGATGTCCGCGGTCAGGGGGTTGGCGAGCGGCGTCAGCCCAAACTGGTCGGCGTAGAGCAAGACGGGGTTGGTGGTCCCTGAGGCAAACACGGTCACCGTCGCGCCAGGGGCGAGGCCCGCGGGCGCGGTGGTCGTGTTGGGCGTCTGAGGCCGGGAATAGGCGTATCCCCAACCCCGGTTCATGTTGAGCGCCATGGTTCAAGGGCCGCGCGCGAGCGCTACGACCAGCGCCGCTTGCCGATTGCCGGTCGCCCAGTCGGCTTGGGCGGCGCCGCCTGCCCTGGCGCGTGATCGGTCGGCAGCCGCTCGCCGTGTGACTCCATGATCTTGACCGGGAGGCCGCCCGGGCCCCCGCTGTCGTGCGGCCAGCCGGAGAACGGGCCGTGCGGATACTGGTTGATCGATCCTTTGGCGCCGCGAATCGCGGGCGGGCGATCCTGCGGCATTTGCGAACGCACCGGTGAGCCACGCTTGGCCATGCTGGGTACCTCTACTCCTCAATTGCCTCGGATCCGTCGACGAGAGAAAAGTCGTCGGCGGCGATGTCCACCCATGTTACTCCATGCAGTAACCGGGCGCGGTTCAGCGGGTTGTTGAGGCGATCGGCCACGTGGTCGACGGCCGCTTGGATCGTGTCCACGTTGGGCACGATGACGTCCGCGTATTGGCAGAGGGTGCGCATGACGGTGACGCGGACGCGCATGGGTGATCACCAAGTCACAGGATGCGATTGCCAATAATCGGCATCGGCTGGCCCGACTCCCGCCATCCGGTCGCGCACCAACCCGTGCCCGCGGCTGATGATCGATTGCAGCCCGGCTTCGTCGTCCGCCAACTTCGCGTCCATCAACGCGCCGCGCTTGCCATCTCGCCCGCCATACAACGACGCGCGCAGTTCGTTGGCGAGCAACGACCAGTTGGTCTTGGCCATGGTCGGAAACTTTCCGATGTTCGCCTGCACGTGCGGATACCCGAAGTGGAGCAGCGCCAGCTGGATGATCAATTCATCAGGGATGCCAGGCGGCGGCACGTCTGACGCGTTGACGAAGTCGGTGCCGCGCCGACGATACCGACAATACCAGGTTTGCCCTTGGGTGGACCCGGGCCAGAACTCGTAGATCGGTTGCCCATACGTGGTGGTCGGTTGTGGGGTGGTCGTGGCGCCGGGTAGCGTAGAGGCCAGGGCGTTGCCCCGGTAGAGGCCCAGGAAATAGCTGAGCCCCAGCGACAGCCGCTGCGGATCGCGGGCATCGATGTAGGCAGAGGTATAACTGAGCTTCGGCCCGGTGATGGCAAAGCCGTTGACCATGTCGGTGACCGACACCCACGCGAGGAAGTCGGTGGCTGGTGGAATGATATAGGTCCGGTAGATCAGGTAGGTGGAGGCCGCGTTGGTGCCCTCCATCACCGCGCGGTCGAGCGTCAGGACCAGCGCAGTGGGTACGCTGCTATTGACCCCGATGATGTTGTAGATCTCGCTGGGCGAGGGCGCGGAGAGGCTCGTGAAGCGGATCTGGAGCTGGGTCGCTTGCGGGACGCTGGTTGAGAGGGTGAACGGCAACAGCGCCGCCGAGGCCGCCGCGTTCAGCGTGACGAGATTGGTGAAGCGAACAATGGCAACGGCGCCGGAGGTGATGGCCGGGGGGCACACCACCGCGGCATCCGCAACGAGGAAGCTCCAGCGCTTGGCGTCACAGATCTTCCGCCACGCGCGATTGATAAACGTGCGCGCAAGCGTCGGCGAGAGCCCAGGGAGGACTCCCGCCAATTCCGCGGAGAGGTCCAAGAAGGCCACATGAACAACCTACTGCGGCCCAGCGCCGATCAGTTTGATGGTGCGCCCTGAGAGATTCGTCGTCCCGGCGACCTCGTCGCTGGTCCCGGCGGCCACCCAGCGCAACGTGAAATTCCGAGACGGAAGAATCCCCGTCGAGGCCTGCGAGTTCCCATCGATCGGGATCACCGAGGCTTCGTACGCGCCATTGTCGGAGCACATCGGCGCCGTGAGCCAATCGGCGTATTTCAACCCGCCTTGCGCGAGAAGTTCCGCGGCGGTGATGATATCGCCGCCGGTGGCCGGCGTCCCGTTGGTCACCTGGGTGTAGGACGCAGGTCCAGTGTGCGTCCAGCACGCTTGCTTGACGTTGCCCGTGATCGTGGGGTACCCAATTTGGTTTTTCCGCGCCATGACGAGAGTCTCCTCAGAAGGTCAGACGCGAGTTACCCGCGTACGTTATGGATGTTGACGTAGACCAGCGTCAAGGTGCCGTTGTTCGGGGTGCCGTCTGCCGTGCCGATGTAGCGCTGGAGCATGACGTCGGTGATCGCGGTCGCCGCGGATTGCGTGTCGGCGAATCCGTTGTCGGCACCGGCACCCGCGCCAGCCGCGTAGACGCCCGCACCGGCTGCTGACGCGCCGGTGAGCGTTCCGCGGAATTGCACGTAGCAGGGGCCGATGTCTTGGATGACCGAGTAGCGGCCCGCGGACCACCCGGCGTTTAGCACGATACCCGCGGCGTTGAGCGCCCCGGTGGCTGACCCGGTTTCCAAGGTCGTCACCTGGTAGAGGTTGTCGACCGCGTTGGCGACCGTGTCCCAGAACACGATCTGGCCGCGCACCACCGCGGAGGAGGCCGCGGAGAGGCGCACGTAGCGGAAGTGGCCCCCGAACCCAGGCGTCGCCAAGCTCCACTGGATGACGTTGTCGTCGAGCCAGCAGCCTTGGCCAAGTTGGCCGGGGAGCATGGACTGGGTGGTGGAATTGCCGAACGCGGGCTTACCGCCGACCACCACGTCGTTGATGTTGTCGATGTAGCCGGTGGTCAGCCGGATGCTGGGGGAGTCATAGTGGGACATTGGTTAATCCTTGCCTATCCGGCTGCCAGAACCCTCGGCTGGCTGTTCGTTCGGGGTGGATTCCCCGGTTTGGGTGCTGCTCGTGCGACGCGTGCGACTACCCGCCGATACCGTAGAACTGCTTATGAGTGCGCGCAGCGATTCCCTCAAGGTTACACATTGCCTTCAATTGCCCAACCACCTTGGTGTTGTCCTGCGCCGGCACGAACCCCGACCACCCAAACCCGAATTCCTCGTTGTCGGTGACGCGGAACAACAAATCAAACGTGTTGAACAGGCACGCGACCTCACCCACGGTGCAGGTGACGCCGGACGCCGGCAGGTTGCTGAGCGCGGCTGCGGTGCCGCCGTTCGCCGTGGTCCCCGGCGACACGAACGTCCCGGTCAGAAATGACTGCCCGCCGGCCCGGTTGGCCTGCCCGTACTTCAGGCTGGGGAAATAATCGTCCTTCAGGCACATCGCGTTGTTAAACCGGAAGCCCATGACGCCCCAGACCGGGTCGCGCTCTTGCTGGAAGCGCTGTTGGACTTGGAGTTTTTCCTTGATGTAGGCCGCCCACGCCTTGTTGCCCGTGAACAGGTTAGGCTCCTTCTTGCCGATGGTGGCGTCCTGGTAGCCTTCCTCGTAGGTGGAGTAGCTGGCGACGCCCGCGTTGCCGAGGCCGTCTCCGCACCAGACGGGGATCGAGTTCATGGTCTGGCCGATGGCGCCGTTGCGCAGCTGCTGACCATACGAGGTGTAGACGTTGCCGTCCCAGCTGGGCGTGATGCCGTCGTTGATCAGCTCGGGCCAGCCGTTGATCGCGAGAGAGCGGGTGCCCTGTCCGGACTGGTGCATGGCAATCGCGTAGATCTCGTTGATGGAGTCCATGCCGTTTTGCATGTCGGCGTCCAGCAGGAGGACCACCGCGTTCTCGCCCTTGTTCTCGACCTGGATTTCTTCCTTGTACTCGGGCACCGAGACGTAGCCGTATTTGGTCGTGAACTGCAACGCCGCGATGGTTTGGCGCTTGGTCGTGTTGAGCGTGGCGCCGGGGGCGTAGAAGCCGCCGATCATCGGCGCGTAGCGGAAGGGCGCCTGCATGAAGCTCCCGCCGGTGAACGGGACCAGGCAGTGATCGCGGATGTAGGCGAGGAGGGGGGCGCCGAGGAACCACTCGTCCTCGATCGAACGTGGGAACAATTCGAAGAGGGTCACGGCGTTGAGTTCGGCGATGTTCGGGTCCAAGGCTAACTCCTTTTGCTACAACAACTTGCAGTAACTCAGGCCGGTTCGAAAATGTTCTACGCCGCTGGTCTTCCGCCTGCTCCCCGATACCGATGCGTGGCCAGCGCGCTGGCCGCTTTGCTGATCTTGTCGGTCTGTGCCACAGCACTCGGGCGCTGTAGCTTGCTCACGTGGGTGGCCGGGTCGCCGGCCGCCTTCAGCACCGGCGAATGCTGGCCTCGCGCGATCTGCCCGGGAATCGCGGCCTGACTCCGGATCTCCTGCCGCCCTTCCTCGCGAATCGCGTCGTCGTGCGCCTTGGCATCGGCGGTCGCCTTGGCGGTGCGCTTCTCCCCGATCGCAAACTTCTCTTCCCAGATCTTGATCAGGTCGATCGGTTTCTTGAACGTGCCATCGGCGTTGCGGTTGAGGCGGTCACTCGCGCGGACCTCAAACTCCCCCATGACCTCCGCGGGGTCCAACCACTCCCCAGTGAGTTGTTGGTGCTCATGCTGGATGCGTGGCAGCTGCGTGTTGAGCATGAGGGAAAACTTGGCGTAGGAACCCAACTGCTCTTGGGTGACGGTGTTGGGATCTCGAGCGGGCACCACCGGAGGCGTCACCACTGGCGCGGGCGCGTCGTCGCCGATGATCGTCTTGGGGTCCAGCCCGAGTTCGGTGGCCTTGCTGGTGACAATGGTCTTGAGGCGGGTGACCTCAGCCTGGGCCTTGGCGAAGTCGTTGCGCATCGCCTCGGTGATCTTCCCACCGGCGTTCTGCGTCTCCGCCCACTCGACCATTTCTTGGTTGAGCCGTTCGTTCGCCGCGTCCAGCTCGGTCTGCTTGGTCTGGAGCGCGGTCATATTGCGAGAATAATCGGACAACCGCAGTCCCGATTTCTCAATGTTGGTCGCGACGGTCGGGTCCGACAACGTGGGAAGCACCGCGTCGATTTTGTCTGCAGCAACGCCCATCTCCGCGAGCCACGCCTTGAGATCGAGTGCCATGGGGTTCAGCCTCCCAGTCCCTTCTCGCCAACGCGCGCGGCTGCAGGGCCGCCCGCGAGGGCCAGGTTGAGGACCGAATAGTGATGCTCCCTTCCCGCGGAAACGGTGCGCGGGGTTGAGGAGTGAACCAACGACGACTGCGGTTGTACGATCATGGTTGGATTCGTGCTATTGCGACGAGGTCGGAACAGCCTCGCTGGAGCCCGTTTGTGGCGGGGCGGCTTGGCTGGCCTTTTGAACCGCTTGTTTGATGGCGGCTTTCATTTGCTGGGCGAGCGGCCGGAGCGCCGGCATCTCGCCAAAGACCTGGTCGATGTGCTGATCGAGTTCGCGCAGGCGCCCCATGAAGGCGGCGAGCTGCGCGCGTTGCTGGTCTTGACCAGAGGCGCCGGGCGAGCCACCACCAGCCGAGGCCGCGGCGGGCTGCCCGCCGCCGGAGGTCAACTGATCGATCGCGCCCGTCATCGGGGCGGCGTCGCTGGCGATCCCAGGCATCAGGGGGGCTCACGGGACTAGGATTACCGGGACTTGCCCCCGCGCTTCCGGCCACGGCCCATGACCGTCATCGAATTGGTCATGCGTACCGGCGCGGATTTGCGGTTGGTCGAGCCGCCACGCTTCGCCGAGCGCGGATGCCGCGCCCGGGCGTGCACGGCGTGGGGGTGACTCATGTTCATGATAGAAGCCTCTGACCCTTGAAAATGGTTGGCGGGAAATCAGAGCGGCCAGCAACTCCCCAAGCCACCGCGCCGCTCCAATCCGCTGCACCCAATGCCGCCCAGGGGACACACGGTGCTCGGACCACCGCGTCTCATTCGGGCGGATTGGAGCTACTTGCGGCCGTGCCGTTTCTTGCCGCGCCGCTTGCCGCGAACGATCTCGAGATCCATGAGAGGCTCCTTGACACGTGGGAAGGGTTCAAGGCCTCTTGAACCGCCGCGTGTGAGACTCAGCATGGCGCGCGTGGGCGAGGTTGTCTAGGAGGAAACAGGCAACGAGGAGGCCGAGCGCGTTGGTGGTTGCGCGTCGGTGCACAGGACTTTGACGGGGCGGCGCAAGCGTTGCTGACGAACCGTCAAGCGCCGGAGGTCCGCCACCGGGAAGCGGAGGGTGCGCCCCACGTGCACGTAGGGGATGCGGCGGCGGCTCACCCAGTAGTACACGGTGCGGCGGCTGACCTCGAACAATGCCATGATCTCGTCGAGGCGGAGGTAGTTGCGATCGGTGGTGAGGAGATCAATCATGGGTGGGATCCTTGACGAAGTCGTCCGCGACATCGTCTTCATGCCACGCACGTGCGGCGTTGCCACTCCACGTTTTTGGACACGCCTTGATGTTGTGGTCCCGCGCTCCGCAGTAGTCACAGCGCATGTGGAGACGTGCCGCGCTCCCGCTCCATGTCGAGGGGCAGCACGCGATCGTGTGAAACGGCGAACCGCAGTAAGTACATCGCATGGGCTAACTCGTGGCCACCGTGCTCCGCGTGCCACCGGATTTCGATTCCATGTGCGGGGGCTTGTGCCCGGAATTGGGCCGCCCCTTCGGCGGAGGCTGCCCTCCACCACCGCCGTATTTCTCCGCCATCTCGTGCTGCATGCGGACCTGCGCCATCCACTTTTCGAGGATCGAATGGCACTCTTCTTCGGAGGCGTTGCCGTCCTCGTCCAGCTTCTTGGGGATGGCCCCGAAGCCGGGGAGCTGCGCCACCTTCGCGATCGACCACCAGTCAATCGGGAAGCCCAGTTTTTGGAGTTGGAGATAGAACAACTTGGTCGACATCCGGTTGATCTCGGTGATGCCGGATTGGGAGACGCGGTATTTGAACGCGGTGAGGAAGCCGCGCGCGCGGTCCTGGCGCGTCTGCACCGTGTCATTGGAGAGGCGCCCGACTAAGAGTTCAGGGGTGTACACCCAGTCTTCCTCGTCCCCGGCGTCGTTGATGGTCTGCAACAACCGCTCGTAGGTGTAGAACTGGAAGTAATCGGACTTGCGCATCTCGCCCAGCTGCTGGTAGGGGAGGATGATCGCGCGGACCATGTCTTGGACTAAGGGCCCCGCCATTTCGAGAAACTTCTCAATGGAGTCGGAACTCGGGACTTGCTTGGCCTTGGCCATGGCGGTGAGATCGCGTGCCCCGGTGAGATACTCCATGCGGTCGTCGAGGTACTTGAGATGGTCGGCGATGTAGGGCGGGAGATCATAGACCTGGTAGGGGACGGGGAATTTGATCACGTCGCCCTGGGAGAAGTCCGCCGCGGCCTTGGACCCCGCCTTGCGCGGGTTGAAGGCTTCCGCGAAGCCGGTGGTCACCGCCTGGTCGTTGTACAACATGGGCGGGTCGAGGCGCGCGCTGATGCTGTCCTCCATGCCCTGCATGATGGCGTTGGCGGAGTCTTCCATCGAGCCGATCATCCCGACGCAGGAGCGGCCGAGGGCTTCCCACGGCCAGTCGTTGAAGCGGAGGCGGACCAGCGGAGTCAGGCCGTGCCACCACGGCGAACTATTGTCGTAGGCCACGATCTCGGTGGAGCGCGCGAAGATGATGTAGCGCTTCAGTGGGAATAGTTGGGCCTCGACCGGGTCCGCCGAACGGGTCAGCAACGCGCCAGTGGCAGGGTTGATCAGCCCGGTGGGGAACTCGCCGCCCAAAGTCGGCACCGTATAGCTCCAGTTGGTGCCGGCACTCCCCATGGTCATCGGCGAGCCAGACTCGTTCAGCGTGTCATCGTTGATGTAGGCGTGGAAGATGTCGACCACGGGGAACGCGGTGTCCTGGTCGAAGTCGCCGGGGTGCATGCCACGGACGCGCAGGGCGGGAGACAGGAATTGCTGGACTTTTTTGAGGCCTTTGGCAATCCACCCCGGCGCGTCGCGGTCGGGGAGGAGCGACTCGGCGAACGCGGGGTTGGTGCGGCGGTAGATGCGCTTGGCGAGGGTGATTGGAAGCTCCTCGCGGATCAGGGTGATGTAGGCGCGTTGAATGTCATGGTCACTGGGGAGTTGCACAAAGGTCACGCGATCGGGGGCGAGCGCTTGGAGGCGGATGTCGCCTTTGTAGGTGCCGTGGAAGTGTGGATCCCAGGTCTGCCACGCGTAACCCGTGCCGAGGGTGACGGCGAGCTGCGCCAAGGTGCGGTGCGACTCAATGGTTTGTGGGAGGTGAAACCAGTTATGATCCAACGCCGTGAGCACGCCGGCTTGGGCATAGAGTGATTGGGAGACAGCAGGCTTGAACTCGCCCACGTGCGAGAAGCTGGTTAGGCTGGCCACGATCTCCCTGGCGAGGCGCTCCGTTTTGGGATAGGTGATATTGGATTGCCCAGCCAAGTTGAGCTGCGCGTTACTCGGGCCGAGGCGCTCAAGGAGGGCTTCGTATTCCGAAGCGGGCTTCTGGGTGGACAACCACGCGGCGCCTTCGCTGACGGCCTCGCGCAGGTAGCCGGTGAGCGTCGCGCCAGAGGTGCCCCACCGCGGGCAAGCAAAACTACGTGCCATAACAAGGCTCTATGAATCCGGCAGGACGTACCTGCCACCGGCGCTGGCGGCGGTTATTGGCTTGAACCTTTCGTGTAACCCACCGACAATTTTCGGGACTATACGGGCCATCGTTGTCTCGGCGATCAAGCGTGAGATCTTCACGAAACCCGTTGGCGCGTGACCAATCACGAAACGGTTCATAGACGTGCCACGCCGCACATACCGTAATACCACGACCTCCGTAATCGGGCCATGATTTGCCATTCCGATTCTCACAACGCTGTCGCATCGCCTTCCAGACATGATGAAGATGCGTTCCCGCCTCACCGTGTTTGAATGGAGTTTGCCGCTGCCGTTCTTTGTGTAAGCAGCCACAAGATCGTTTATGCCCCGAGTGAAGGTGGTTACTTGTCGCCACTGTTAATGTTCCACAATCGCAACGGCACGACCAACAGACTTGACGACATCCTTCAACAGCCACACGTTCAATGACAACGAGACGCGCGTAACGTTGTCTAGGAACTACGAATAGCGCCATCATTAGTCCCGCCTCCGCTGGCCGCGGTCGTTGGTGTACGCCTCACGGTTCGAGCGATCGTTGGAGTAGCAATCAACGTGGACGCCGGGTTCGCCGATGCGCCGATGCCCTTTGCGATCAGACTGCTCCATTGCACGGCGCATGACGTCGCGGGCTTGCGGGCGCAGATGGGTGGTGATCATCCGACCCGTCGCGCGGATCACGCCGTCCGCGCACATCCGACGTTCCGGCACGCGGAAGCCTTGCTCTAATCCATGACGGATGTCTGAGCGCCGCACAGCATCTTGTTGTTCAGCCGCCTCTAAGCGCCGCTCCTCGGCACGTCGCAAGTGCGATTGCTCGTGCTGGTTCATGCGTGATTCGAGGGCGCGGACTTCGGCGAAGCCACGGGCTTCCACGCGCTGGTAGCCCATGCGATCATACTTGGCGCAGGAGGTGCCGCCGGTTTCGCCCGGGAAGCGGAAGCTGCCGTCTAGCGCGCGGTAGACGACCACGGGGTCGACGCGGCTGACCACCTGCGGAGGCAAATGGCGTTGCTCGGTGGCGCCGCCACAATCGGGGCAGGGTGGGGTCGCGGGAAAATCGGCGAGCCGGCGCACGACTTCCGAGAGGTGGCCACAGGACAAACAGGCGACGTCGATCAAGGGCACGTCAGGCGTCCTCTTCCTTGGTGACTTCTAACATCACCGGTTGGATCGGTGCACCACCGGTTCTGATCCAGAGGCGCACACGCTCTCCGGCCAGGACGCGTGCGCGTTCTTCGTCCGTGAATGCCCACTCGGTCAGGACTGTCCCATCCGCATAGATCACGGCAGGTAACGCGCTGACATGTGCAGCCTCGTCGCCTGCAATCGTGACGGCCCATAAGTCCACATGGACGATCGCCAAGTCACGGAGATCACAGGGAATCATCGATACCCCGCTGGTAAACGCAACCGCGGATCTCTGAAACGCCCCAGCCGCACCGTCGCGCGCAGGCTCCCCGCCACCGGCCGCCGGAACTCCAACGGGATCGCGCCACGCCCCATACTAGCACTGCTGGCTTGGATCCCCGGCCGGTAGGTGGCGAACGCGGGCGGGGGGCGGTCTTCATCCAAGGCCTCTGGCAAATACTGCGGCACCGACTTCGCGTAGCGCGTGCGCGTGCGGTCGTCGACGGTGAGGGACTCCAGCGGGAACCCGATCGACATCACGCGGTCGTCGTGGGTGTTGTAGGCGGCGCGGGCGGATTTTTCGTCGGGGTCGCGCTCGAGGGTTTCCAGCTCGTTGACCAGCCACGGCGATCGAATATCCAAGGCTTCCTCATCGACCGCGGTGAGCAACGTGTCCATCATCATGCTGCGATACCAGACGTTGGTGAACACCCCTTCCTTGTGGACCTTGTCGTTGGTGATGCGGCGCCGATTATCCAACTTCTTCCAAGGGTGGAAGTTGGTCCAGCCGCGCTTCTTGAGTTCGTCTTGGACCTTTTCGCCATTGCCTTTGCACTCGACGCAGATGCGAGCTTGCGTGCGGCGGCCCGCGCGCGGGTGCAGGACGGAATAGAACGCACCCAGCGCCAAGGCGAGATCCCACAACTGGGCGGCCTTGATATAGGGGGAGGCGAACTCCGCGCATTGCCCATGGGGGCGTTCGAACGTGCCCTTGCGGATCATGTTCAACACCGACCAGTCCTGGCCGATGCCGTCGCTGGTGTCCACCCCTTCCGCGTAGGTCTGGAAGTCTTCGGGTAACTCCCAGATGAATAGTTTGCCCAGCGGGTTATACCCGATGTAGCCCTCGAATTTCAGCGGGATGAACTGGTAGACCTCGGTGGCCCGGCAGATCGCTGAAGGTCGGACGGTGATCGTCGGCTTGGAGAGATCCCACTCGGAGCGCGGGATGGTCAGCATTTTATGAATGCTGGGGCCGACGATGGTGTACACGCCGAGGGGAGGCCGCGCCAACGCACGCTCCCGGTAGTTCAGCGTGATGTCCTGATCGACCACCGAGATATTGGTGTTCTGGAACGCTTCGATGTCGTCCGCCGGCATCTCCGACAGGAATTTGTTGAGGCGCTTTTCCTTGATCGCCAGCTCGCGCTCACGTTCGTAGTACCACATCTGCCGCTGCGGCATGGTCCAGTCGCGGTTGCCCTTAGCTAAATAATGCAGCCACAACGGATTCGCCAACACCGCCTGGCGCGCGCGCTCGGCGTGGCGGATGGTGCGGTCCAACGGCACCCAGTTCGCAGGCGGCGGCAACTGGTGGTGCTCGGTGTCGGTCGGGTAGAGGTCCACGCCGAAAAACCATGGGAGGAACACCGGGCGAATCTGGCTCCGCCCCGCCGGGTATTCGACCTTCTGCGACTCCCACTTGTCGTACCACCAGTTGTCGCGGCCGAGCGCCGTCGACTCCATCGCCAAGAACAATGTCGGAGTCGGGTGCATTGCCTTGAGCAGCGCGGAGTCCACGTCGTCAGCCGCGTTTTTCCAACTGGACAACTCGCTGAGGTGCCCGGCGCTGGGGGTCTGGCCGCGGCCGACGCCGTGATACTGATTGCCCCACTGCGGCTTGAGCACCGAGGTGATCGCGGGGATTTCCGCCGGGACGCCGCGCAGGTAGCGCACCGACGGCGGCAACAACCACCACGGGAGTTGTTCCCACGCGTAGGCGATCATCCCGGCCATGGCTTCGGTCTTTGAAGGATCGGCCGAGGCGATCACCGCGTAGGTGCGCGGCATGAACAGGAACAACCAGAGGATGATCATCTCGACCAAGGTGGTCGAGCCGAGCTGGCGCGCCTTCAGGATCATCAGCATCAGGGCATGGTGGGAGCGCTCCGACTCCGCGAGGAGGTCGAGCACGACCAGCTGCGCGAAGTTCGGCGTCATGATGGTGTCGCGCTTGTCCCAACCAATAATGTGACAAAAATTCAAAAAATAGCGGAAGTCCAGCGCACAGATCACGCGCTCGTTGCGGATGAAGGCCATTTCCTTGGGGGTGAGCGGGCGCACGAGGCCGGCGGCGCCACCCTCCTCTGGCGTCAGCTCGGCGAGGTGGGCTATGGCGGAGGCGATCCCCGCGGCGGTGTGGCGTCGGTAGACGATATGGTCCTCGCGTGGTTTGAGGGTGCCATCGGGCAAGGTGTTCGCGCGCGCGGTGGCGGCGGCGATCGCGGCGTCAGAGCGCGCCAGATCAAACATCGATCGCGTCCTCATCGGGGCTGCGCGCGAGCGTGGGGCTGCCCGCGAGGGCACTATCGCGCGCTGAACTCGCGGCGTTGATGTCCTCAAGGAAGCTGGGCATCGACGGTGACGCCGCTGCCGAAGCCGCTGCTGCGGCGTTGGCGCTCGCCACCACGTTGATCGTGGCCCCCTTCGGCGTCGGCAGGAACCCCGAATGGGCCAGCAACGCCATGCGGTCGCGTTGTCCGATCGCGGAATTGAGGCGCTTGGCGGATCGCACCGTGCCTTCGATGATCGTCGGGTGCGCCACCGACGCGATCAGGTTCCCGACATCGCACCCGAAGTTGAACGCGGTGCGCGCCATCGTGCCCACCAGCGTGCCGCGGTCGATGCCGGCCGCCAAGCAGACCAGGTCGACGTTGGCATGGGCCTGGTCCCAGGCACTGAGATCGAACCAGATGGATCGAAATTTCTTCGCGTCGTCGTCGCCGCCCTCGGCCGCCAGTTGCACAATGCGGATGAAGGCCTCTCGGCCGCCGGGGAGCAAGCGCATCGCCATCGACAGAGACTGATCGTAGTCGATCGGGGTGACCGCCCGCTCGGAGAGCTTCTGCTTGAGAAGCGCGGGAACATGGCGGTCGCGGCGATTCTTGGCCAGCGGCGTCTGGGGCGCGAGAGCGTAGCCGCGGCCTTGATCGTAGGTCAGCGCACGCTTGGCCGCGGTGGCTGCGCCGTGGCGCTTGGCGGCCACGCTGCGCTTGGCGCGGGCCTCGGGCGTGCGCGTCAGCTCCCGGTTGGGGTCGAATCCGCGCTGGAATCCGTGGGAGCGCTTGGGTTGTTCGGTGCTTGGTGATCCGCCGCCGGGGCTGCCCGCGAGGGCAGGGGCTGGAGCTGGGGCAGGGCCCCCGCCTCCAACTGCTGCAATAGGCGCGTCTGCCGGTTCAGGACCACGACGTCCGCCGCGGTCCGCTTGCGGCGGAGGGGTGGTGGCGGGGCCGTCCGCGCGGCCAGCTCGCCGCCCAGGATCAACACCGATCGTTGCAGGGCTTCCACCTGTTGTTCCAGTGCTAGCACGCGCGCGGTCAATTCGGCCGCGGACTCCGTGGAGCGCGGGGCGGGGCCCAACGACGTGGGCATCGGCGTCTGGTCGTGACTCGTCCATGGCCACATTCGGCTACCTCACGCTAGACGTCCACCCACTGCGTCACGCCGCCGGGCCCGCGCACCTGTCGCTTGCCGGGGCGCGGGAGTGCTAACGCTTGGCGGAGCGCGTCGGGCGCTTCGATGGACTGGCCTTGGTCGTCCGTCTCGCGCCGCTCCGCCAGCACGACAAAGCAGACCTGGTCGGCAACGTCCCGCGCGATCTCGGTCGGCGTGCGCGTTCGCGCCTCGTGCGTGGTGGGCAAGACCTTGTCGATCACAAACGCGTGGTCGGTGGCGAAGCCGGAGATCTCAATGGCGACTCGGGCGGTGACCTGCGGATAGGTGAGCGCTTCGCTGAAGCGCAGGTCGTTGAGCAGGCGCGCGTGGACCTCGTCCATCAGCGTCTCGACCAGCACCAACAACTCGGGGCCGGTGAGGGCGAAGTATTCCAGCGCCGCTTGGTCGCCGAAGCCGCCGGTAATAGCCTTGCCCGGGTCGCGGTTGAGTTCCGCGCGGGGCACGCCGCGCGAGGGGCTATCGGTATTGGACCCGGCGGGGTAGACCGAGAGGTCGACGGGGGCGAACGGGTCGACGGCGGCGTGGTCCACGGCCGCGGGGGGGTGATCGACCTCGCCAGAACGATCGTGTGCATGCGGCACGACGGTGCGCGTCTCCGGTGGGGGTTCGAACGCCTCCGCGACGAGGCCACTGCGCTCCGTCACGACGTCATCGGGAATGGCCTCGGCCTCTGCCATCGGCACCACCGGCGGCCTCGCGACTCCCGTCGCACGGCGCAGAATCCTCCGCGCCGCCGTCGGGGGCACTGACCCAGGGCCTCCTGCGCCGGCCACCCGATCAGGCTCTACGGCTGTCTTCAGGCGCTGGTAGAACGGGTCCATCTTGGACTCCGCCACCGCGTCCACGGCTTCGGCCACGCCGCCTGCCTTGGGCTGGGTGATATAGTGCAGCGGCTCCAGCGTGCGCTCGTTGTGCCGGGCCCGGGCCGCCGGTGACATCCGGTGCCAGTCCTCGGTGGCGTAGGACTCCCCGGTGCGGGGGTTGACCGCCTCGACAATGGCCCCGGCCTCGGCGGTCAGCGGTTGCGACACCTCGACCGGGGCGCCGGGCGGAGGCACCGCCCCGATCTGGCCGGTCGCGGGGATGTGATCAGCCATGGGTGGATCAGGCGTTCAGGGGTTGTTCGGCGACAGGCACCTCGACCACTGGCACGTGCGCGGGCACAGGCTCGGGCACGACCGTAGACGCGACCACAGGCACGGGCACCGGCGGTTCCTCGACCACGGGCTCCGGCAGCACCTCCAGCGGCGGGACCACCGTGGGCGCCGCGATGACGAACACCTTCGGCACCGGCGGATACGCCGGCACATCCCCGAGAGCGCGTGTCAACAGCTTAGCCGCCCCCATGAACAGGTTGAGCCGGATCTGCGTGGCGTCGTCTACGAGCGACAGCGGGGGTACCACCGGTGCCGGCACCGCGGCGGCCAAGGTGCCCAAGGGCACGGGGTGTTCCACCACGACCACGCTGGCTGGCGCCGCCGGAGCCGGCAACGTGTCATACCCCGCCTCGAGCGCCGTGATCTGGTCCCGCATGGCGGCGACGAAGATGACCGCCGCTTGTTCAACCTGGTTGAGCTGGTTGGTGAGGCCGATGGTGTGGGTGCGCAGGGCGACGTGGGTGACGGGGCCGGTGGCTGGAACGGCGTAGCTCAGCGGTGCGTGGGGGTCGGTCGGTGACATAGTAGAGGCTCCTTGGGGAGTAGCCTTGCACAGAGGCGAGTGAGGAGTCAACAAAAAATTTACAGTCGGATCCCGATCGCGTCGACACCCCCTCCCCCGGGGGCACCCCCTTGACAATGGGGACAGCGCGGGCCTATGGCTGGGCTAGGTGGGTGGCTGGACTGGGGGTGGGGTGGGGGTGGGTGGACGTGGGTGGGTGGTGGGCGGCCATGGGTGGCGCGGCCGGTATGGAGGTAGGGCGCCATCGAAAAGCCCCGCCAATTGGGATATTGGAGGCGTGGCTCCATGACAATGGAGGCGTGGCTCCATACGGCCGGCGCCTCACCACTCTATCTAGTGGTTGCACGTGGCTCGACCACCATGGGTTGCTTGGCACGCGCGGTGCTCTGCGTGGTCGGCATGAGACACCACACATACGAACGGTGCACAACCTGCGGCGAGTGGCGACGACCGCGGCCCGCGCGGTGCCCACACTGCAACGGGTAGCAGCGCAAGGTGTGGTCAAACAGCCACAGCGAACAGCGAGCGAACTGTGGTAATTCAGCCACACCGATTCGGTATGGCCACCCGTCAATGGTAGGTATAAGCGAAGGCATACCGAAGGGTATAGCCTATAGCTGAGGTAGCACCAAGGGGCGATAGTTCGGCAGTTGAATGCATCCACGGTCGGCGCAATACCGCGCCACAGTCGGATAATCGGAGGCTAGTCACATGGAACTCTTCAGCGCACACAAGCAATGGTCCACACGACCGGACGATCAGCGGTTCACGTCACTCCAGCAACTCTACGATGCGACACGCGCGTATGCAGCCACGGCACATGAGCGGGAAAACGTCCGGGTCGACTCGCTCCGCGTCGAGAACGTTGATGGGGATGTGCAGATTCTTGGCAAGGGGAATCAACCAGCACGGCTGACACACTGGGCGTTTGGGCAACTCGCCGCGCGTGTGGGTGCCCCAGCTGGGTATCTCCGCGAGCTGCCCGCGACACTCGCCGCGCAGAACCTCAACCATGGACTGGCCAGCCGCGTCGCTGTCTCAGGGTCTGACTCCGTGGTTAACCTACTGGTACACGCCAACGGATCGTTATTGCTCCGTGCGCTGACCAGCGACCGGTACGAGCGGATCTGGAATCACGAAGTCGCCAGCCGATTGCTCGATCTGCAATCACGGGGCTGGCGCCCAGCTCAGCCAGATATCCGCGTCATCGATGACCGCTTGCCACTCTACGCGAGCGACCACGACTTGTACGCGTTTGTCAGCCACAGCGAGAGAACGATCGCCGAACCTGGGAACCCGGACGGGTTGCAACGTGGGTTGATCTGCGAGAATTCCGAAGTGGGCGCCGGCAAGCTGAAGCTGACTCGATTCCTGTATCGTGAAATGTGCGGGAATCACATTATCTGGGGGGCGAAGGACGTCACCGAAGTGGCCTTGCGCCATGTCGGCAAGGTGCGTGACCGGTTGCGGCTGTGGGATACCCAGGTGCGTCGTTACTTGGATGAGTCGGCGAGTGAAGATGAAGCGAAGATCAAGGCCGCGAAGTCGCGGATGATCGCAGCCACTAAGGAGCAGGTACTTGACGCGCTGTTCGCCGATCGACGGATTGGGCTCAGCCGAAAGGCTATCGCAGCCGGATACGACGCCGTGGTACCGGAGCAGGATGGCGATCCGCGATCGACGTGGGGATACGTGCAAGGGCTGACACGGAGTAGCCAGGCTACGCCGTTTGCGGATGCGCGCATGGCGATTGATACGGCGGCGGGACGGGTGTTAGAGGCGTTCTAGGTTGGTGGCGTCACGCATGCGGCCGGAGCGGAAGCGGGCTCCGGCCGTTTCGTGAATCCATCAGCGGAGGGGTTGAGATCAATGGTAAAGACACTCTACACAAAACGGCAGACACTCGCCTTGCTCTATGGTTGGGGATATTCCGAGGGTACCTTACCGCAACGGCATCGGCCGGAGTCCCTTGTTTCCATTGCGCCTGAACTGCGCACGAATCCACTGATTACGCGAGCACGGATCACGTTTGACCAGCTGAACAGCGTGAAACAGCGACTGTACGGGGTTGAGTTTATTGCGTAGAGGTTCAAAAATGGCCACTCGTCACACCTATCCGGGTAGCGCAGTCGTCTACCGCGGCCGATCAACCTTCGATGATCAACCGATCGTGGCCGTGGTCACGGGGTTGCGGCGATCGTCGAATAACCCGAAAACTGGACCTATGGCTCAGCTGTGGATCCTGCGCGCCGATGTCAATCCGAATCGCGCGATCGAGACGCGGGCGGATTATTCCGTGTGCGGCGATTGTCCCCTGAGAGGCGATCGGCACGGGCGATCGCGCGCGTGCTACGTGACGGTGAGCCATTCGCCCGGCTGGATCTATCGGGCGTTTCGCGCTGGGCGGTATCGGGAGTTGGAACCGGCCGCAGTGGCCAGGATCCTAGAATCGACCGGGCGATCGATCCGACTGGGCGCCTATGGCGATGTCACCGCGATGCCGGTGTGGGTTGTGGATGAACTGGTGGGGAGTGGTAAAACTGGCATTCGATGGACGGGATATACCCACCAATGGCGCGATCACGTGGCGCAATTATTCAAACCGTACCTGATGGCCAGTGTCGACACGTTAGGGCAATCGCAGCGCGCGCAGGCAGCCGGATGGCGCACGTTTCGGACGCGAGTCGCAGAGTTGCCGTTGTTCCCCGCTGGTCTGGCCGCTGGCGAGATTGCGTGTCCCGCCGCCGCGGAAAGTGGACACAGCACCACGTGTGATCGGTGTGGGCTGTGCAACGGCGTGAGGCGATCGGGGGATCAACGGCGATCGATCGCGATTGTGGCACATGGGAACAGCGCGGTGCATTTTGCGAAGTGGGTGAGTAAACAGGAAATGGAGCGAACACAATGAGCCAATGGCGACACGATCAACCGACTGGACTGTTAGTGTGCTGGGTGCATGCGGAGCACAAAACACGCGTGTACGTGTACCCAGAGTTCAAACGCCGGATCGTGTTCAGCCATCCGAGTAACAGCCACCCGGATGTTGACGAATGGCCGATCTTGTACCGGCGGGACGTGCCCAGCTTGACCGATGCCGAGTGGGTGGCGTGCCCGGGCGAAGGGTGGGCAGAACCGGACAACCGCGCGCGCCTCAAGCGGGCGTTTCCGGATTACTGGGTCAAGTATCAAGACTTGGCAGAGCTGGCCAAAAAGCGCCAGGCTGCCCCAGGCACCACGATCGCCCCGCCGACCGAGGAAACCTCATGAGCGCCCACAGCGCCCATGATCGCCCCAAGGCGCCCCCGCTGCAGGCACGCTGCCGCACGTGTGGCGACGCGCTGTCCCGTGCGAGGGTCCAAGCCACTCCGGACGCGGTGCAATGCGTGCCGTGTCTCGAGGCGGGCGGCGACGTGGCCCCGACGACGGCCAAGGATCTGGACCTGCCGATCGCGGACGATATCGACTGGAGTTGAGCCACACCCAGCGAAAGGCGAAAGTTTAGATCCCCAGATGGGGGGTATTTTTTGTGCGGGTACTTCAAAATCGCCTAATTTGCTAGGGAAACCATGAAAGAGTACCCGCCCAACTATGTGCGGGTACTCTGCGGGCTGCGGGGGACTTTCGCCGTCTATTCGCTCGCACAGAAAAGCGAAACTGCGGGCGAAAGTGAGTACCGGGATAATATAGTACTTACTAGAGTGTGCCCGCACCCGCACACACCCCCAATCAGGTGCCCGCAATACTTATAAAATCCTTGCGCGTTTCGCCCAGTGTGGGGGTGTGATGCGGTGCCAGCGTCCGTCATCGTCTTTGAGAATGATGCCACGATCCTTGAGCAGCGCAAACGCCCGTTCGAAGGTGCGTTCGCTGATCGAGAACGTGTGCTGGGCGAGGTCGGACCACTCGGTGTACCTCAGCCCATCGACAGGCAGGAGCTCGGCGATCTGGGTGGGGCGATCGGGATCGACGCCTACGTCATCCAGCCCGATGTAGGGCACAAACCATTGTTCGCGGGTGAATTTGTGCTCCTCGGGCTTGCTGTATCGGGGATTCCAGCCCAGCAGGTAGTAGGGTTGTTTGACCTCGGGGTCGACCAAGTAGATCTGCGTGTCCGAGTAGCCGCTGAACGCGCCACTGCCTGAGATGCGATCCTGCGGCCGGCGATACCGATCGTTCTTGTCGGCCTTTTGCTTCCCGAAGTGGGCCGTGCCGGTGATGTTGATCTGATACTCCTCGATCGTGCGTGAGAGGCGGATCAGACTCGCGGCGACGTCGCGCTGGGCGTTCGGCGATCCGCTGATGAACAACGGCGAGATGGGATCGATGATGAGGTGGCTGCCCGGGATGGGCTGGAGGGCGGTGAGGACGTGGCGGAGGAGATCCTTGCCGTGGGTGGACTTTTGGAGATCGTCGACGTTGAGCCCTGAGTCGGCGCTGACGACCGAGTAAAAGCTCAGCTGTTCAGAAAACCCCGCCAGCGCGTAAAAGTCTTCACGCAATAACCCGCGGTCGGCGCAGACGTAGTACACCCAGGTTGGTCCTGTAGTGGGGTGGGTGCAGATGGTCCGCCCGTCTCGCCAGCGGCGCAGCCACTCCAGCAGCATGGTGGTTTTGCCGACACCCGGAGCGCCAGCAAAAATAGTCAGGGTGCCGAAGGGGAGCAGCCCGGGAATCGGATCGGGCCAGGTGGTACGCGCGTTGCCGGACTGAGGATTGGCGGCGTCAGGCATGCGTCATGCCAGGATCGCCGCATTGCGAGAGACTCATATCGGTTGGTTATCCCATCAGCTCGACCACGACAGCTAGACCACGGGCCCCCTTACAAAAAAATGGGGAGGGCGGTTGGCCGGCCAGCCAAGCCGCCCCCTGGGATCCATCCGACATGCACGAGCACGGCGATTGTGCCATGGTGGGCGCGGGCTTGTCAAGCGATGGGGGAATGTGATAGGGTCCAGCCTGTGAGCGTCTGGACGCCAACGCTGGCACTGCTCAGCCGAGTGTGGACGTGGCTCCGGCGTGGCCCACGCCAGTGGTTTTACTAACACAACGAGGGCGTGCGCCGAGCGTGCGCCGAGCGAGCGCCCGCACCAAAGGAGAACGGCATCATCATGGGATACACCGTGTGTTTCTGGATTACGAACATCTTTTGGGACGTGGGAAGTTTGCTTGGATTATCCGGATTGAACCCCCGCGCGAGGAGAGGGTAGGCAACCATGACGGTGACCATCACCTTCGACGGCAAACATCTGGCCGACATTCCAGACGGGTCCACGCTGGATGTCAGTCTGAGCACAGGCGCGCCTCCGCCGCCGGCGCCGCCAGCGGTACGCCCCACGCAGGCGTTCGCCACGGCCATGACGGCGGATCAGGTGCGCGTGTTAGTCAATGAGTACATCGCGGCCGGCGGCGTGGCGAACATCGACAACGGGCAGTACTGGGTGCTGGCCTGGAGCGAGTGGGGCTCGGGCGATCCGGCGTACTTCCGGACGAAGCTCGAGGCCGGGATCGCGGGGCAACCGAGCTACAACGGGATCTACACGCCGCTGGATTAACCAGGGGTATGGCGCATAACGCCCATGTTGGTGCTCCCCTACTTGATCGCCCATCACCTGGTGAAATGGTGCTGCACCTGTGCCACCTATCACGCCGTGACGCTATTTGGGCCGAATCGGAGCCAGCCCGATGGGTTGGGGATTCACTGCCGTGCGGCGCATAATCGGCTGAGTCGTGAAACCCACGCCCGCCACAAGGCCGGGCATGGGGTCCGCGGGAAAAGTTAAGGCGCCATGAAGCCCGTCTGCCGTGTTACGATCAGCCGTGAGCAATTGGTTCCAGCGTATGGAGGCGCTCCTCACGGCGCTCTCCCTCAAGGTGAACACCATCATGGCCACTGAACAGAATTTGCAGGACGACATGGACGCCATCAAGGCGGGGGTGGCGGCCCTCGCCGCCGAGATCGCGGCGCTCAAGGCGGCGGGCGCAGGCGCGGTGACGCAGGCGCAGTTGGACGCGCTGGACGCCGAAGCCAAGACCATCGTCGCGGGCACCACGTCAGGCGCGTAGGCGCGATGCTGACGCGATTCGGCGCGTGGCTGACCTCGCTCGGCATCTCCCGGGAGGACATGTCGCTCGTATGGACGCAGTGGATCAGCGTGGCGACCATGATTGTGACCGGCGCCCTGAACCTGACCACGGTCGGGGAGCCCTTGGGCATCCACATCTCGCCGCCCGTCATGCACTGGATCATGGTGATCTGCACGGCGTCGCTCTGGTTCGGGGCGAAGATGGCCGCGAGCCCGCTGTTCAACAAGGACCACACGGCGGCCATCGTGGAACTCCAGACCGCGGTGAAGGCTGACCAGCAAGCCGTCAAGGAGAACCCCCCATCATGAGAGGCGAGGGACCAGGGGCAGCGGCGCTGACGACCGCGTTGCTGTGCGTGTGCATCCTGGGCAGCGCGCAGCTCGGGCACTGCCAAACGTTCGATGCGTGGCCGCAGAACAAGCAGTCCATTGCGGACTATGTGTCAACGGGCATCGTGGCCGGGACGATCGGCGCGGACGTTCTCTATGAGACACATGAGGCGCGCCAGCAGGGGTTGTCGTGGCAAGCCGGGTTTGGCTGCCCCGCACTCAAATACACCGCGGTGAACCTCGCGGCGATTGGACTGAAGTCCGCCTTTCCTCGAGAGCGCCCCAACCACCTGAACAATCAGGATAGCTTCAGCGAGCACACCGCCAACGTGACGGTGACCGCTGGGCCGTGGTGGGTGGACTTGGTCATGGGCGTGGTCGTGGGTTACTTCCGTGGCGCAGCGAACATGCACGATCTCGAAGGGGTGCTGGAAGGCTTCGGCCTTGGGCTCGCGACACGCGGCGGGGTCAGGCTGATTCCCGCGTGCCGGAGCCTGTCATGACGAGGCGTCTGACACGTGCGCACGCGGCGCTAGACACGGCGGCGACGATCACTGGGGCCTAGTCACGATGGACCCGCTCGCCGTGATCATGGCCGCGATTCAGTTGGCCTCGGCGTCGCTGGCCTTTGAGACGAAGGTCTGGGACGCGATGCCGCCTCCGGTCCAAGCCACCGCAGCCGTCGATGTGGCCACGTTCAATCACAACATCGCGACGTTCTTGATTGGGATCCAAACCAAGCTGAAGATCCCGGTGGCGTGATGGCGGATGAACCACCCGCAAGCCGGGAGAGTAACTGGCACGCCGCTGGCCGCGCAGCGGTTCCAGCCGTGCCCGTCTCGGTACTGCGGGCACTCGCGCGTGATCTGAAAGCACGCTGCTGGGAGCCAGCGAACGTAGACGCGCTCGCGGATCATCTCGCCGTCCTCTGTGATGCCGCGGAGTCGAAGCCGTGATTTTCCGCCGTCGCGGCGATCGGCACGCCTACGAGTTTCGCGCGGCGGATTGTATGGGATTGTCGTGCTGGGCTGCCGGATTGTATCAGCATCGATCGCCGATGGCTGGCGGGGGCTCACGGAATACGGGCAGTCCCGATTCGCCGTGCTGCTTAAATCGCGCCTATCACGGGTGTCCATCGCCCCTGCCGACGTTTCAACCGGTGCTGGCGACGCAGCGCAAGACAGAAGGCTGGAAGCTGATCCGATGAATCGCGCGGACCTCGCCGCCCTCTGTGACGCCGCGGAGAAAAAGAATGAAGGGTAGGCAACCATGACGGTGACCATCACCTTCGACGGCAAACATCTGGCCGACATCATTGAATAAAGATAAAGAACCATGTGTGCCCGTCTCGGCGCTGCGGGCGCTCCAACGGTATCAGGTGAGCGCCCGTGGGCGTTCCTGGGCGATGCAAGATGGCGAGTGGGTGAAGTGGGAAGACCTCGCCAAACTCTGTGACCAAAGCGGAGAACCCTGAATGACTAATCTCGGTGCGCGGATCGGGGACGGCGTCGACCTCATCTCGGAGGAGCGGGTGCGTCAACTGACGGCAGGTTGGACGCCGGCACATGATGACAGCCACGACGACGGCGCGTTGGCGGCAGCAGCGGCGTGCCTCGCCGGTGAAGAAACGGCGGCGGCGTCCTCCATCTGGCCGGACGACGATCGGTCCTGGATCTACCAGTTGCGGGCCAAGCATGCGGTCCAAGGTCCGCGCGACTCGGCCCGGTGGACGCGGACCCGCGTGCGACAACTCGTCATCGCGGGCGCATTGATCGCGGCCGAAATCGATCGGTTGGAACGGCGCGCCCGTCCACTGGCAGCCTACGACCGCGCGCAGGCGGTCGACGAGACGCACGAGGCGAAATGATCGTCACCTGTTTCCCTCTGTGGACGGCCATGCAGTCCATCGATCGCGACGCGAACGACGGCTGGGTGGGTGTGTGCAAGGGCCGTCTCGACAGGAACAAGCCATGAGCTATGAGTGGTCGGAGTCGCAGCAAGCCTTCGTGTTACGTGAGCCCGCCGTGCCCGTCTCGGCGCTGCGGGCGCTCCTGGATGAAATGGACAAGACTGCGCCGCAATTTCCGCAACGCCTCACACCGTGGATGCGGAAACTCGCCGCCCTCTGTGACGCCGCGGAGCCGAAGTAAGGGCTTGACATCGTTTGCACAACGTGCATAATTAGGCGGAGTCAGTCATTGCCACACGGCGTCACAAGGAAGAAGGAGGTCCGTTACATGGCCGCACCCCCCAAACCCCATTGGTCCACGCGCCTTGCGCGTCTCCACGCGTGCGCGGACGCCATCGCGTTTGCCCGTGGCTATCCGACGTTCAGGGCGGCATGGCGAGCGTGCCCGCGTAGCGATTGGTTGATCTGGTGGTTGGCACGCACGGAACCCGCAGAGAGCCAGCCGCTACGGTGCATCGCGATCCGGTGTGTGCTCGCCATTCCACGCCGGAAGCCCATTGAAGGCTGGGATGAGTGGGCACGTAACTATCTCGCTGGGAAAGCCCGTAGCAATACGACATTACGGGATGCCGCATGGGCTGCCGCGGGGGATGCCGCGGGGGCTGCCGCGGGGGATGCCGCATGGGCTGCCGTGAGGGCTGCCGCGAGGGCTGCCGCGAGGGATGCCGCATGGGCTGCCGTGAGGGCTGCCGCGAGGGCTGCCGCATGGGCTGCCGCGGGGGATGCCGCGGGGGCTGCCGCGAGGGATGCCGCGGGGGCTGCCGCGGGGGATGCCGCGGGGGCTGCCGC